ATTGCAAATGTCAAGATAAGTGCAATGAGGGTTGACGTGAGAAAGAATACACGGTCGACCGCGAGTCGAGGGATGTTTCCAATCGCAAAACGCATGAGGTTAGGTATAACTACAGTCATCCAAATGATGTTAATGTAATAGTTCTTTACAAGTTGAGGCACCAAAGTCGCCCCATAAATAGCCACCCAATAGGCGATGGCCATCAGTAGTATACTGACAGGCGTTTTCATTTAATTTACAACAATATTATTTATCCTGGACATGTTTACCACAAAATTCAGTACGTTCAGGTATCTTTTCGTATATACCCAGATGTATACATAAATCTCTCAAGTCAGTGTAATTTTCCCAGAAACTATCTGAATGTGCATATTCTTTTACAGTATTATGAGCTAATTCATGAATTAACACATGGAAAATTTCATTAACTTCCCCATCTAAACATATAGTTATATTCTCACCTTTGTTCGTGTTATAACCAACTGAATCCCCGTTCATTTTTTGTATGGCTGTAATCGGAACACATCTTCTTAGGCTATTAAACTTTTCAATTTCATTCTCATGTAAATGATCCCGGAGAATTTCATATTTTTCTTTAACTTCTACCAATTTCATGGGTTGTTTTGTGATTTTTAATATAAAGATATTTACCAAAATTAATAATAACACTACTATCATTTTTTATATACAAAGATAAATTTACTATACAATTCTGAGATGGGATTTCCTGATAATCCTTCCCAAAGCTGTAAACTAAAACCCAACTCTTCTAGGTGTGTTATCAAAAGGTCTTTAAATGCTACTGGTTCAGACTTGGGTCCGTCTGCATAATAAGGTGTATCGATTAGATTTACAAATAGTTTTTCACCGAAACCACCATTTCCATAGTCTTTTAGTTTGAAGAAGTTACCACTGTCATCTACGAGAGGAGTTTTAAATATAATCTTTTCGGAATCTGGAATGATCCCTATAAGATATCCACCATATTTCATGCGTTTTTTTATTTCATGGATCGATGTTAAAAATAATTCCTTTGTGGCAAATATATAATGTAATGAAAAATTATAACATATAATATCGAATTTTCTACATGGGCAATTTCGTATATCACCTTCATAAAAATTCACACGTACATGCATATTTTTTGCTCTCGAACGTGCTTCATCTAAAGCAGTTCGTTCTGGATCACACATATTAATATTAACCTCACATTTATTCCATTTTTGAAGATCGCCACCAAAACCACAACCAACGTCGAGAATGTGAACCCCTTTACTAGCAACGGTTTGTATCAATTCTCTCTTGGCCTCATTGTGATTCTTACGAATTTCTTCCATATATTTACGGCGTTTCAAAACTTTAAGGTAAGATAATATCGATTTTTTCCCGGTTTATAGATTCTCTTAGGTGCCAATTGAATAAGTAATAATAGACATGACCAGTACCTTTCATACATTTAAGTTTTTCGAGATTGTCTGTATTTATACCTACATCGAGAATATTAAAAACGTCATATTTCAGATTCTTTGCTATAAGAAAAGCATCGTTGTAAACATCTCCAGCTATGTAAAATTTATACACCTGCTTTACAGTTCCATTGTTGTCACATCTGTCATATGGAACGTCATAAAATGATATTAAATCATTACTATCGTCATTCACATATGTATGAATAGGTAGTAACCACTGCTTAACATAATTGGAATCTACAACCACAGAAAGTTTTGAATCTTTTAGATATTCTTTTAATATAGTTGTAACTTTTGGAATATCTTTCGTTGTCATTTTTCTCCAAATATATTTACAAGGACCTCTCACTTCATAATATTTTTCGCGAAGTCTATCTGTTTTAAAAAAATCAGTATTTACGAGATGTTTCACATTTAGAAATCTGTGCCAATATTCAGATTTTGTAATGGGGGTTGGGATTTTTGTTGTCGCAGTGTAAATAGCCTGCCAAATACCCCTCATATTTGCACGCCTTTTAATTTCACCTATGAGTAAAGGCGCAAATCTTGAGGACCTGAATTGCAAATGTACACATAAAAAATTAATTTGAACCGCGTTAACGACTTTATCTTCTATTTTAAGTTTCAATGGAACACTGGAAATATATCCAACAATGTTACCATTCGCGCGAATAACTATATTTTCACACCCCGGAACTTCTGTAGACCACTCGAGAATATCACGGGTGTAGTTGAACTTAAATGTATCACCTTCGTCAAAATAATGACATTCTAAAAATGTTCGTGCTTCTTCGAGGGTGCATGTCGACCAAGTGAAACCTTCTCCTAGATTTAAAGGGGTAGATGAAACCTGTTTATTTGATTCAATTTCACCCATCTTAACCCCTTCACGTGGTACAGGTTGTTTATCCCAGAACTCATGCATATAACAAATAAATCATTTTAACTTTTAAGTTGGCTTAAAGTTTACAATGCTTACGTAAATATAATGTCTCTTGAACAAGATTACACTACTGTCCCTGGTCAACTCTACGCGTGTTTATCTGTAGTTGGACCGGAAGCTCCACAAAAAAATGACAAATTCGGTATCAAGATCAGGGGTGCGTTCGCCACACGCGATGAAGCCGCGTCACACGCCAAACGTCTCCAGCGAGAGGATCCCACCTTCGATATTTATGTAGTGGACATGTACAAATGGCTTCTAATTCCCCCAGATCCACTCAAAATTGAGGACGTTCACTACACGAATGATAAATTGGAAGAGATTATGTCCGGTTACAAAGATAATCAAGCTGAGGCAACCCGTATGTTTAATGATCGTAAACGCGACATGTCGGAGAGCAAAAGTTTCTTAAAGCCCGGTGATGAAAACTCGAAATTTTATACAAAACCCGACGAGAATCCCATTTCACACCCAGCTGAAGTAATTGAACGTCTTAAGATTGAAAAACCCGATGCTCAGATGGAAGACCTCGTAAAAGAGGCTGACGAGATTGTCGCGATTGAGATTGAAGAACGACGCAAGAAACGCGAAGCGGAAATGAATAACACAATCGAAGAATCTACCGAGGAAGAGGCGAAATAATTAAAAAAAATCTTTGTTAAATATAAAACGAGATGTTAAAAATTATATTTACAATCATATTGACGAGTATATTTTTCATTTTGTTTTTTGAGCCACGTATAAACTTAAAAAACAAAACTGAGCAAGATAATAAACAAATAGAACAACCATCTACTACAGATGGGTTCATAGAAGATACATACGACCCATTTATAATACCATTATATCCTTCCAGACTCGACACGGATAGGGGTGATACTAAAATGAGTAAACATCTATATGGGGATATAGGTACATTTAATGGGTATTCAATTATACCTGAGGATCACTGGTTGCATGGTTTTCCCCATGAAAAATCCCAATAGGAAAACAGCGAATGCGATAATCCACGTAGACTTGTCAACCTTTGAAAAAAAATCATTTTTTTCGTTTTGAGAACCAAAATTAGGTGGTGGTTGATACATCATTTCAGATGGATGGGGTTGATAATAAGGCTCTTGAAGACTTTCATCGTTAATATGAGTACTATCTTCAACAACGTCATTATTAGATGGAGTATACTCAATTGGATTTCCTATATCAGTCTCCATTTTTTATATAACTTATATTTTTTTTAAGTACATTCTTATTCACATTCCTCATCACTATCTGTAACTTCATCGTCATCTACAACAAAATCTATAAGGTTTCCATTTTCATCACACTCTTCATCTTCATCTTCGTCTTCATCCCCCGATTCCTCACTACACGAGTCATCTGTTACAGCGATGGAATCTATTTCCGTGTCATAGTCGTCTGTACAATAATCATCTTCGACTATGTTTTCAGTTGGCACAAATAAAATTGGTTTTTTTACATTTCTACCAGATCTTGTTGTACCCATTTTACTATAATTAAAGACCTTTGTTTTAAGTATTGTTTTATAGTAAAATGTGTTTCTAATTAGGAAATATGATTTTTGATATAGTTGATGTTAATCTGTATTTTCTTGGTGCATTTTTTTTACATTTTAAACACTTTTGGTATATTTCACCTTTATTCACCTGATATAACATATGCGAATCTTCGTGAATACCTTTAATCGTATCACAATAATTTGAAGTTGTTACGATTGTGTATATATTCCCCTTCTTTGATAAATCAACAATCTTAACATCTTTAGAATCTGACATAAATTTATTAATATAATTCTCCAATTGACTCTTAGCAAGTGAAAAATCTATAGATACTTTTTTAACACTTTTTTTAATTATTGGGCATTTTTTTATATCTTCTAGATTTGGATATAATTTAGATACAATTGGAAGTGGAAGTTCATGTTTACGACCATAAAAGTCCTTACAAAAACCATCATGCCTACCATGTAATGTTTCACATCGACAAAAACATTTCTGTGCTATGACTTTTCCACTTATATAAAACCATATATGATTTGAGTTATGTGAACGTTTAATATTTTCACAGTATTTAGAGGTTGTCGAAATTAAATAAGAATCCGTATGCTTGAATATCTTTGTAATAAATGAATCTTTCTGACCTTCTACATTTTTTCTAATAAAACCCTGAATGTCACTCCTAATCGATTCATCATATAATTCATCTTTTGTCTGTTCATTGCTGAATGAACCTTCTTTTTGATTAAATGAGGGAGATGTAATGGTTATATATTCAGTAGCATCAGTTCTAATAGATGACATCTTCAAAAAATTTACATTTGGTGTTTGTTCGATGTTAATAAGAGCACTCAGTGGACCATGTGTATACATAAACAATGGAAGATAAGCAACTTGGTCAATTTTTTTACCACCACATTCGGGGCACCCAAGGCCCTTACATGCATCATGCTTTTCCTTCTTATACGACCATGGCATTCTAAGACCACTCCCCTGTGTTTTCCTCGCGTTACATCCATAAACCGAAGAGTCTATTACATTATTCCAATCGACATTTGATTTACTATATGTCAAAGCAATCAAAATATGTTCACGAAGTGCGAGAGCTGAAGTTTGATTCACTACAAACCCTGACCAGTTTAAATGTACACCGGTTTTTATCAAACCCCCACTATTTTTCGGAGGTGCTACAGAAATTAAACAATCTTTACCCCCGTGTCGTTTGACCTTATCACAAATAATTTTGCATATACTTTTAATTTCATCAAGTGTAAGGGCTCTCTCATGTTTATAATCTATGTCAACGAAGAAATTATATGTTGGAGTCTTCTGTTCAACGACAAATAATTTCTCCCCACATTTGACAGCTTCTATATACTTCTCATAAAAGTCGTTCAATTTATCGAAAGGCACGGAAAGGACCCCACCGTCCAAGAGCACATGCGATAGATTGGTTCTATTATTAAAATTTTGAGTTGAACACCAACTCTTGAACATACCTTATACAGTATCATCTTCTCTAAACCTTTTCATACAAGAAACATCTGTATATTGTTTAGTCTCTGATAATTCTTTTTTTATAACTAATAATTCATACACTGTCATTTTTGTATTTTCTACAACCCATTCGTTTATTTCTTCTTCACACAATCCCCGATTCTTTCCAAGAAGTTCAGATATTTGCATTAAAATATACGCCTTTGACTTCATTCTATTTAATAGAAAATGTTTTTCTATTGAGAGAAGTCACACATGCGTAGAATTCTGGATTCTTCACTACATTTTCAATTATCAAATTCCATCGTTTTCTAGTATTAAATTCAGGTAAAGTATCAAAACTCATAAAATCATTTTCATCAAATGTTTTTTTATAAGGTTTTTTTTGTATTTTTTTTAGTATCGTTCGTTCCTTTTCTTCGTTAAATTTATGTATAAGGGCATTCTGTTCACTTTTCGAATAATCAACAAAAAAAACGTAAACATTATATTCTAGATCTATTGTTGGACTTTCTTTGGACATAAATTTAAAATGGGTATACTCACCATTTTTCAATACGACTGTACCACGGGTTTCTTCTTCCAATTCTCTAAGGGCACATCTTAATGGGTTATATATCTCTCTTCGTCTACATCCACCTGTTACAAAAATCCAATCCTTGAATCTTTTATCCCTAACCGTTAAGAATTTAGGGTTTCCATCAATAAAGCTTACTGGTATAGCGATCGCCTTGTATTTTATCATCGCGTATTCGCAAGTTATAATAGAGTGACATGATTATTTCTCCTCCTTTTCTTCAGTCTCAACTTCTTCAATTTCTTCGCGTTTAGTTGGAGTAGGTTCAGGGGTTGTTGTTGTCACCTGGTGAATTAAGTGCGCTGAAAACTCTTTCAGCTTCTCGACATCGTTTTTAGCTTTATTCATTTCCTTGAATAGAAATAGAACACCCACAATACAAACAATTGTGGCAATCATTAGAATATTCTCACGCTCCATGGCAATCATATAGTAGTAATTATCTTGTTTTTTTTAAGCTATATCTTCCATCATAGTTTTACCTGATGTTGGACACTCATATGGAGATTCCCCAAATTGGATCGCCTGATAATGAGTGCTTTCACATGATTTTTGTATTGTTGGTGTATTCCGAACAATCATATTTTCAAGTGTCCTGGATTTAGGATCATATGTCAATACAAAAACGATGGCGAGGAGGAAGACAATCTTCCAAAGCATAGTTATTAATTAGTTAGAATATAAAAGTCCACCCATCCCATTTTCAATGCGGAGAACGTTATAGTTGACGGCATAAATGTCATCGTCGTTATTTTTCTTATCGGATATGATACGAGCGGAATCGAGACGAGAGAAATTCAAACTACCTGTTGGCTGAAGCTTACCTGTATCAAGGCAAAAGGGGTAAACGAAAAGACGTTGATTGTTGGTGTTGTCAGCGAAGGAAGAATGATAGTACGTGGACACAGTCGTGAAGTTGGGGTGAACAAATTTGAAATCAGCAACGTCTGTACCGTTTATTTGCAATTTAACCTTATTCTCTTCGTGAGCGATAGGTAAGTTACTACCACGACGACCAGTTACTAAATACTTAACGGGGTGGTTGAGATTAAGCTCTTGGGATTTCACAGAAGATTTGGGAGCTTTTTGAACCTGCGTGATTAACATGTTTTGGGGTTTAGAAGCAAACACTTCTCTTTCATCGGTATCGAGAAACACGTAGTTAGCGTAGACTTCCCATTTACTGGCAGCCGCTTGAGCGCCCCATGTGATGCGGAGCTCCACATCATGATATTGGAGACTAATAAGGGGTAAGGCAGATTGCCAGTTCTCACAGAAAAAGAAACGGAGAGGGTAGAAACCACTACCGGTAGTCATACCGTCGTGATATATACCAGCTGACTTAGACTTCCCGTACGTAGTGCTGAGTATTTTAGGAGCAATAGTTTGAGTGAAAAGTGAATCCTGTTCATCGATTACCTGACCACCAATAAGGAGTTCAACCTTATCGATAACAGTGGTCCAGTTGAGAATGCTCGTGTTGGATTTAGGGGTGGCACCAGAATCAATTGGATTCAAGTAAATGTAATTAAGAAGGTCACCCTTTCTTTCTAAACGAACGGTCGACATACCCTCATTAGATACGTTACCCTGAAGGACTTGACGCTCGACAGTTTGAGAAAAGTTTGTATGGCGCTTGTAAGTAGAACGGAAAAAACTGACTTCGGGTTGACCGACTAGGTGCACATCCTGAGCACCGACGGCGACGAGTTGGGCGATACCACCAGACATTTTATATTATATAGAGAGTTTATTTTTAACCACATTTATTTGTGTACTGGGAGTGGATCGAGTACAAAAATGAATTTATTATCACTGGGGTTTAATTGGCCACGTTACAATAGGAGCAAGTGTAGTTAAATCTAAATTAAACGTTTCTGGTGGGTGAGTAATTGTCATATCTCTTAGTTGTTGGCGGTAGTCTAACCATGCTTGCTTCGATTCTTCCGACTTATGAGGATAATCACTAATAAACATAAAGTCGGTTACATATAACTCAATATCTCTATATTCGCGTATTTTAATTGTTTTATACATTGGTTCTTTCTCAATTATATCACTAACAAGGTAATTCCAGTCGTCTTCAGATGGTTTTTCTGGGTGCCCACTAGTAATTGTTAAAGTAGCATATGTGCATAGATGATAAAATTCACTTTCTGTGTCAATAAGAATACTGGGAAGTCTTCGGGTTATCTCGTCTTCTAAAGTAATATATCCCATATACTTGTATAATACATAATTATAATTTCATTATGAAGAACACTCTACGATTCGGATATTGTATAGCTTTATTCAAGCTCGTCGTACCACTACCTAAAGTCGAGGCTTGGCAATTGTGTTGATGACCTACACTCCCAACAGTTCCATGCTGATGTCCTCCAGCACCCTGAGTTTGGTGCTGATGGTTCTCCGCAGTTTTCGCTGTGTGTTGATGACCGGATTGGGATAGCGTATGACCGTGAGGTGATTGACCATTCGTTGTGTGTTGGTGATTTACAGTATTTACAGGTCTTACTGCGTTTACATTACCATCGGATCCGTTATTCATGGCATGCCACGATCCACCTGCTTGATTGTAAAGGTTACCGGCGTATCTAGTGTCAGTGATAGCTAGTCGATGTTCATGCGCCCCGCTATTATTCACTGCGCCATGTTGGTGATTACCTACATATGAAGAATTGTGCTGGTGTTGAAATCCATTATCAACCTGGGTCGGGTGGGTGTGGGGAGCATTCCCTTCAAATTTATGTCTATGGGCATAACCAGATGCTGTGCCATGTGCGTGTCCCCCAGCTGGACTGACAGTGGAGGCATGAGTATGTGTTGGTATATTGGCTGGGCCGTACGGCATATTATTCGCATTCCGCGCCTGACCAACGTTATATGTAGATCCTGAACCTAAAATATATTTTTCTGTTAAATTTGGAGTTCCATTAGTTCCATCGCATAACGCCCACCCTGTAGGTATACTAGCAAATGACCCATGCCAAATAGCTATCATACCACGTGGAACAAATGCGTTACTCCCGATATCATCACCCCCAAATTCGTCACATATCAATTCACCAAAAAGTGTATCACCATGTACATCTAACCCAAAGGTACTAGCTGGATCATTTGTTCCGATACCAACATTGCCATCTATGACTGTTATGATAGTTGATACCATTAAAAATACACTATATTTTTATATTTTAATCACATACGCGAGAACGTAATATGAAATTAACTTCGAAACTGCGTTCACACTCGGGGACATACCATCACCCACTCCCACCTGGAACCCCTGATGGTTATGCGCCGTGGAACCCGATTGAAGATCATGGGCATGACTTGCATTATTTACATTGTTCACACCATGGTTGTGCTGGTGGTCCGCAGTGATACCATGTTCGTGGGCGCCCCCAGACCCGGTCGCGCCATGGTTGTGGGCCCCAGTTTGACTTATATTATGTTGGTGACCCCCAGAATTATCAACCCTGGGTTCCCTTGAGCTATTACTCGCCCTAACATTACCGGTTTTTGTATTTGATCCAGCTGTTGAGTTGTAATTGTAATTAATACCACCAGAAACGTAGCCTGTTCGACCGCTACGAGCATCAACTAGATCACAACGATGAGAGTGATAACCGGCATTATTCATGCCGTGACCATGATTATGTGCTGGTGTGCTGTGTTGATGTGGTGAATTAGTAGTGCTGTGTTGATGAGTATGATTAGTATTTACTTTATCATTGATACCATGTGTATGGACGCTACCGGAATAATCGGGAATACTGTGCTGATGAGTATCACTCGCATTATGATCGGTCACAGTGTGAGTGTGGCTGGTAATATTTGCACTTGTTAGCACATGATTGTGTTGTGAATCTGCGGTAACTGGGCTACTGGCATTCCCCCCCCGTACAAATAAATCTCTTAGATCCGGTGAGGTTATATTACCATTACCATCCGTTCGAGTATAAGCAGTACCATTACACAATTTCCAGTGATTTGGAATAGCCGTTGTTGCACCGCTCCATATCATTATTGCACCAATTGGTATATGTGGATTTGTCATAGTACCAACGGTTAGAGAAGATGCTTTGATTTTTTTAGTTGTGACTTTTCCGTCTACACGTAATGTTTTTCCCTGAACATCTTTCGTACCAATCGCAACACTTCCACCGAAACTTCTTACGTTAGTCACTGCTGACATATCTATACTTAATTGATAATAAAAAAATGTACAATTTACGAAGCTGGACCTTTCATTATGAAACATATACGTCTATGTTTTGGTACAGTTGGAAAGCTATTCCCTGCTGGGGTATTACTCTGTAGCCCTACACTATGTTGATGTGCACCTTGGGATTGACATGTATGTTCATGTTGTGAACCAGCGTTTCCCGAAGAGTTTATCAGTAGAGGGCTTTGACATGAATGTTGATGTCCCCCAGACCCACCTAAAGTGTGTTTATGGGTATTATTTGACACAGAAAAATTATGTTGATGTGGATGATTACTATTAGTATTATGATTATGGTTATTAGCAGCATTTGTATTTCGATTATCATCATCGTGCGAAGTGACACCCCCATGGGCCGCCCATGATGCCCATATAGACTCAACCGCGTACCCACCTGAATAGGCGGCGTACCGCGTATCATTAATGTTCTGATCGTGATTATGACCCTTCGCGTCCAAATTGTGTACATGATTCGCCGCGTTCGCGCCGTGTTCATGATTAACCAAGTTCATGGTATGTTGATGTGGTGTGTTACTGGACGTGGTATGGTTATGATCTCCCTGACTCGTTGTGGCATGTTGATGATTCTCGGTCGATTTGGCATTTACATTGTGATTGTGATCTGGAAAATCGGTACCGATGGCACCAAAGGTTAAATTTTCGGTACTTTGTGTAGCTCCGACTGCCTGTGTAGATGAAGTTCCTCGAGGGAAAAATCCGTTTAAATCCGGTGTACCGTTACTTCCATTACATAAAAGCCACCCTGTAGGTATATTATTTTTGTCATACCACATGATGATTAAACCTGCGGGTACATCAGGGTTGCTGACACCAGCTACAGTTAACGAAGTGACGGTTAAAGCTCCTACATTTGATAAGGTCTTGTTTACGTTTAATATACTATCACCGACATTATCAGTTCCTATACCAACATTTCCTCCAAATGATTGAATGATTGTTGTAGACATGTGTCTTGCTAATAATTAATTATATTTAAATGTGAAATACTTCAACACATTTAAATATAAAATTAGATTTAAATTGATTTGGGCCTGTTTAATATGAATATTCTTCTCTACTTGATCCTATTGCTATATTTGAACATCCACTAATAGCTGCTGAACTGATATATTCTACAAAGATGTTATACATACCCTCTACATTAAATGTTTTTGTCGGTCTAAATTTAACTGTTCTAACATCTGATGTTATAGTAGTGGCATCCCACGGATTATCGTTCGTATGACCAAAAATATTAATTGGTCCTTCGATTATAGATAAACCTACACCACCAGTTCTATGACCACCACCTACGTCTATTGTCATTGTACTCATTTCCTGATGTGATTCGACTACATGAGCTGTGATTTTAGCTGAAAATATTTCGGGGGCGAATCCAATTGAAATCTCAGCATTCGCGGCTGTAGTTCCATTTGCAATAGTTCCTGTTCTACTATAGGTCTTTCGACTGACAGCATCGGAGTTTATTATGGTACCTCCATGAACCTCCAACTTCGTACCAGGACTTGTCGTCCCGATCCCAGTGTTCCCGTTCGTGTTTACAACGAAGTTATACGAAGCAATCACACCCTCTCCGCCGTTAGCGCCACCGTAGCCAGCACATAATTTATTAGCCCCGACGGAAGTAAGTTCTTGTCCCACCCATAATCTAGACGCATGTCCCGATGAACGCACAGCGAACATACTATCCAAAACAGGATTGACGGATGTTCGTATCGTAATACCAGCACTTGTTTCGTTGGTGCGATCATAGGTACTATACTCGAAGTAGACATCACCTTCCCCGGTATTAAGTGTCAACGGTACACCGTTGACACCGGTTGCTCCGGCTATAACACCCTTTGTATGAACATTAGATACAACGCCTAGGCCACCAGCCACTTGGAGGGCGCCAGTTGTAGTTGAGGTCGATGCGGTGTCATCCCAAACCTTGGTAACACCACCAACATTTAGGTTTTCTACGACACCCACACCACCTGCAACCTTGAGGGCACCCGTGGTTGTAGTTGTAGATGTACTAGCATCCCAAACCTTGGTAACACCACCAACATTTAGGTTTTCTACGACACCCACACCACCTGCAACCTTGAGGGCACCCGTGGTTGTAGTTGTAGATGTACTAGCATCCCAAACCTTGGTAACACCACCAACATTTAGGTTTTCTTCTATACCCACACCACCACTGGTTATTATGAGAGCACCAGTGTCTTTAGTTGTAGATGTACTAGTATCGGTAACTGTGACACTACCGGATGACACATCCGCCGCGAAGACAGTCTTGGCAACCCCTAGGCCACCCACAATCTGTAAGGCTCCTTCGTTCGTAGCACCAGCATCTGTAGCGTCCCAAACCTTGGTAACACCACCAACATTCAGGTTTTCTACTATACCCACACCACCTGCAACCTTGAGGGCACCTGTAGTTGTAGTTGTAGATGTACTAGCGTCCCAAACCTTGGTAACACCACCAACATTCAGGTTTTCTACTATACCCACACCACCAACGACCTTTAGAGCACCTGTAGTTGTCGTTGTAGATGTACTAGCATCCCAAACCTTGGTAACACCACCAACATTCAGGTTTTCTACTATACCCACACCACCAGCAACCTTGAGGGCACCCGTGGTTGTAGTTGTAGATGTACTATCATCCCAAACCTTGGTAAAACCCCCAACATTCAGGTTTTCTACTATACCCACACCACCAACGACCTTTAGAGCACCTGTAGTTGTCGTTGTAGATGTACTAGCATCCCAAACCTTGGTAAAACCCCCAACATTCAGGTTTTCTACTATACCCACACCACCAGCGACCTTTAGAGCACCTGTAGTTGTCGTTGTAGATGTACTAGCATCCCAAACCTTTGTAACACCGCCAACATTCAGGTTTTCTACTATACCTACACCACCAGTCACTTGGAGGGCACCAGTAGTTGTACTAGATGAAGATGCTGCACCAGTTACTATCACATTTGAAGTTGTTGTAATGTTTGAGGTTACGAATGCATTGCCTACTACATGGAGGTCATGTTCAGCGTCTAACGTTTTAATACCTAGTTGACCATTTTGAACAAATAAATCGTTATTTACTACTGTTAAATTGTTTTGAATAAGAGCATTTCCCCAAACATCGAAAGTAATCTCATTGATGACATTTTGTAAAACTTGTGTATCAGCATAACCATTACTTGTATATCCCAAACTAAAAGTATGAGGGTGATCACCATGGTGTATAAGAGCTATGTTATAGTCGGGGTGTTCCATGACAAGACCGATATCAAGTGTATGTGAAACATTATTATTGGCTATATCAAGAATACGATCTGTAATACTCAAGTTTTCAGAATTCACCGTAAAACTTGTACCATAAACCTGTAAATTACCTGTGATTTCGGTATCACAGTTAATTAAAATGGTGTCATTCTCGTTTCGTATCACAGAATCGACAAGGTATTTATTATCTACACTCATCATTGGAAAATATGAACTTGTGAGGCCATTGATGGAGACATTACCACCGACATTTACGTTACGTACAATTTCTATATCCCGATCTGCATACACATTACCAGTGACAGTTAATTGGTCACTAATTACTGTATTACCCGTTGTATAGACATTTCCCGTAACTAATAGGTCCTTGTATGTATTCACGTTTCCATCGATGTATACATTACCTACAACTTCTATATCTTGATCTGCATACACGTTACCAGTGACGGTTAACTGGTCACTAATTAATGTATTCCCCGTTGTGTAGACGTTTCCAGTAACTAATAGGTCCTTGTATGCATTAACATTACCACTGACATTTACGTTACCTACAACTTCTATATCTTGATCTGCGTACACGTTACCAGTGACGGTTAACTGGTCACTAATGACTGTATTACCCGTTGTATAGACGTTTCCAGTGACTAATAGGTCCTTGTATGCATTAACATTACCACTTACATTTACGTTACCTACAACTTCTATATCTTGATCTGCGTACACATTACCAGTAATAGTTAATTGGTCACTAATTAAAGTATTACCCGTTGTATAGACGTTTCCGGTGACTAATAGGTCCTTGTATGCATTAACATTACCACTTACATTTACGTTACCTACAACTTCTATATCTTGATCTGCATACACGTTGCCAGTGATAGTTAACTGGTCACTAATTAACGTATTACCCGTTGTATAGACGTTTCCTGTGACTAATAAGTCCTTGTATGTATTCACATTCCCGTCAATGTATACATTACCTACAACTTCTATATCTTGATCTGCGTACACATTACCAGTGACAGTTAATTGGTCACTAATTAAAGTATTACCCGTTGTATAGACGTTTCCGACGACTAACAGGTCCTTGTATGCATTAACATTACCACTTACATTTACGTTACCTACAACTTCTATATCTTGATCTGCGTACACGTTGCCAGTGATAGTTAACTGGTCACTAATTAAAGTATTACCCGTTGTATAGACGTTTCCAGTGACTAATAGGTCCTTGTATGCATTAACATTACCACTTACAATTACGTTACCTACAACTTCTATATCTTGATCTGCGTACACGTTGCCAGTGATAGTTAACTGGTCACTAATTAACGTATTACCCGTTGTGTAGACGTTTCCGGTGACTAACAGGTCCTTGTAAGTATTCACATTTCCGTCAATGTATACATTACCTATAACTTCTATATCTTGATCTGCGTACACATTACCAGTGACAGTTAACTGATCACTAATTAAAGTATTCCCCGTTGTGTAGACATTTCCAGTGACTAATAGGTCCTTGTATGCATTAACATTACCACTTACATTTACGTTACCTACAACTTCTATATCTTGATCTGCGTACACGTTACCAGTGACGGTTAACTGGTCACTAATTAAAGTATTACCCGTTGTATAGACGTTTCCAGTAATAGATAGGTCTTTATACACATTCACATTTCCGTCAATGTATACGTTACCTTCAACCTCAATATCTTGTTCAACATAAACGTTACCGGTGACAGTTAAATCATCTATGATATCCACCGAACCTCGGACAACTAATACATTAGAAGCAAGATCATCAACGTATAAATTCGAACCAACATCAAGGGTGTGAATGGGGTTTATATTGATAATACCTACATTAGCTTCTGTAAATACACGTCCATACACGTGAACATTCACGTGTTCATTTGTTATAGGATCTAATTCTCGATTTTCAGCACCATCATTTGTATAAGCAATAATAATTTCGTCTATAGACTCTTTAAATCCAATCATAACATTCGATTCTGGGCGAGTCAATACAAGACCTAAATCTAATGTAACATCACCAGTCGTATTGTTTCTACCTAGTTCAACGACAGCATCTTTGATAGATGTATTATCTGTAACTATGAGAGATGTCGAACCCATAACGGATAAGTTTCCCTCAATAAATAAATCTTGTGAGATACTCACATTACCGGATACAACGAGAATATTAGAACCAACATCATCCACAAATAAATTAGAACCCACACTAAGGGTATGATCTCGTGGATTAGAATTGGCTATACCAACGGAATTTGAAGTTATAAAACTAACACCCCCACCATCTGAAGATCCATGAAACACACATATATTTGATGTGACATTACCAAAATTTGTAGCACCTTGTAAACTTGTATTAATAATATCTGTCGCAGCTTCACCGGATTCAGTAATTTCTTTTGTACCTCTATCATACATTAGTAATACGACCTGTTTATTAGAATAATCTTCACGAAGACGAATCGGGTGTAAATAGACGGAATTAGGGTGAGCAGCATTAATTTCCTCTTCTGATGCATTGAAAACGATTGTATTATCCGCCTGATCCTCCAGTGCGTTTTTACCAAATCTGATTCTAGTGGATCTTTCTATGGTAGGTATATTCTTCACCATTTAATATAGATTCCTAAATTAATTCGCGTAGAGTAGACCCGCCATCCCATTTTCAATTCTCAAAATGTTGTAGTTCACTGCGTATATTGGGTGATCAATCGTCATATTTTCACTCATAATTTTTGCAGATTCTATACGACTAAAGTTAAGAGTCCCTGTAGGTTGTAAAGAGCTTGTCATTAGACAAAAGCAATATAACCAAAAATCTGGAGATGTTACAAAATTTGTATGGTAATAACTCATAATGTCAATAAAATGTGGTTTTCCCCATCTATAATTAGCTAAATCTACACCATTTATGTTAAGTTTAATTTTGTTTTGTGGGGAGGTAAGTGCACTATGTGTGGTTGTATCAGAAGAAGCTAAATATTTGACTGGGTGGTTAAATGTTAGTTCTTGAATATTTTCCCTGGTAGGTTCATTTTTTTGAACCTGTGTTATCAAGATATCATGTTTTCTAGTGGCCAAATTTCCACGTTCTTCGTTATCCAAGAAGTAATAATTGGAGAAAAGTTCGAAATTGTAATTTGCAGCTTCTGAACCCCAATAAATCCGGAGTTCTACATTATGATAATTCAACGCCACTAATGGGAGTGCACATTGGGGACCTTCACAGAAAAAGAAACGAAGGGGGTAAAAGTATGAGCGAGCGCTCACACCTGGGTGTGTACCTATGGCACTTTTAGATATATTCTGTGCGAATGTATCAATTGCTATTTTTTCAGTAAAAATAGCATCCTGACTATCAATAATGGATCCACCTATAAGTAACTCTACTTTATCAATGAGTTTATCCCATCTTAAAACATCAACAGCCTTGGTTGTATCATCGATTGTAAGGTAAGTGTAACCAAGAAGGTCACCTGCGCGTTCAAACCGAACGCTTGACATTGAATTATTTTTCACATCTCCGTGTATGACCTGCTTCTCGACGGATTGTGAAAAATTGGAATGTCGTTTGAAAGTTGTACTGAAAAACGAAATTTCCGGTTTACCGATAATATATTCATCTTGGGCACCAATTGCAACGAGTTGGACAATACCAGAAGACATACTACAGTAAATGGAGAAAATTACAAATTCATTTTTCGACACACGAAATTAAATACGAAATAATTGGAACCAGAAACAGAGGAATTTTTTATGAAGTTCCCGTTCTGATCTCTAATTTTAATACTAAAACGATCTATACTTCTAATTGGATTAATGTATTGAGCGACGATTGGGTACTCATCTTTGAATGTAATAAGAGAATCACCTTCTCCGTGAGTAGCACTTGTTGTAACGATACTAGCAAAAGATCCCCTAACTTTGCTTAATTCACCCTGTCCAGTTAAAACATTTGAAGCTCTATCGTTAAATATAGAATCAAGTTCTTCGATTGATATGTAACAATGTTCTGTTACTACTTTTGAATGAATGTGAGCCCCTAAAAGCCTGGCCTGAACTACATTACGAATAGGTTGTTGAAGATGACATGTGAAGTTATTAGAACTTTCTTGGCCAATCGTGTCTACTGTAATTGTATGATATTCATAATTCAAATCTGGGATAGTTTGAGGTGAAGTGACTAAAGCCATTATATATTACACTTAGATTAAAGATCCACCAATACCGCCATCTATTTGATAGCTGGCGTGATCACCAACGAGTTTGGAAGAACCACACAATCCACCTGGAGTCAATCCCATACTGTAAATGTCACCCTCTTTACCATGCCCAGCAGTGCACTCGATGTCTGATTTCAATTCAAATATACTCTTCTCAGTGACAGGGGTGATATCAATTGGTCTGGGTTGATATTTACTACGGGTTCCGAAAAAAGTCAGAAGCGTAATGATGGCGATTAGGACAGCTATAGACATTAAGCCATTTCGGTTTGCGCGGTTAAGATTAAACATTATAATATACATATAGATTTTTTTATAAAATTGCGTTAAAGAATACTTAATACTTTCCAAGTAGCTAGTAGATGGACGAAGAAATTATTCTCGACCGAGGTCGTACCACTAATATTATGAAATTGGATGCGGATGAACAGGCATTGATGGATGAAATTGAAATTCAAGTTCCCCGCCCCCAGCCTGTAAAAAGACCTAGACCAAACTTCACTCCACCCCAGATGGGACAACAACAGGAAGCAATAGATGCATTTGTAAACCCCAATAAACAATCTGCTCCAGCTCAACCATCTAACGACGAAGAAATTGATTATGGTGAATCTGAGCAAAATTTCTACGATGATGCCGCATACGATGAAAAACCTTCTCAGGGTGAGGAGCAGCCGTCCAAGGGGTATACATCGATAGATGAAGAAAAGGCGGATCTGATTAATAAACTGGGTCGTTTAGAAAAGAAGGGATTTACTGTTAATAAACGACTCAGTGCTTATTCTGGTGTAGATGAGCTAAGGTCAGAAGTAAAGAGAATTACATATAGTATTGATGTTGAACAGTCTGTGAGATTTTCTAGGAGAATGTTAGTCGCTTGTGTGACCGGTCTCGAATTTTTGAATAAAAGGTATAATCCTTTTGAGGTTCAACTCGAGGGTTGGTCTGAATCTGTAATGGAAAATGTTGATGACTATGATGGTGTCTTTGAGGAACTCTATGTCAAGTACCGCTCCAAGGTGAGTGTCGCACCAGAGATCAAGATGATCATGATGTTGGGCGGTTCTGCTATGATGTTCCACCTAACAAATAGTATGTTTAAGACTGCACTTCCAAATATGAATGATGTACTTAAGCAGAACCCAGATTTACTAAAAAATATGATGTCTGCGGTTCAGAATACAACTAGGTCTACAACAGGACCTGCAGATGCAGCCCCTGTAGGTGGTACAGGGGATTATGAAATGAAGGGTCCCGGTCTTGATATATCCAGTCTAATGGGTGGTATCATGATGCCACCTCCACCTCCCATGAATACAGCTGCACACCAATTGCAACCCGAAGAAGATGACGATGATCTATCGGACATCGTGTCTATATCGGGGGACTCGACAGGGGGAGAAGTAAAAGAAGTAAATGTGAATTCTTCAAAGACCAAAAAAACGAGACGAAAAAAGAAAACTGAAATTAATCTCTAAGTACAGTATAAATAATGATAGGTTATTGTCCTTTGGAGGATATTGAACCTGAGATTCAGAAGAAAGAATCCATCGTTGAAAAGAAAGATACCCCCAAAGAAGTGGGTATAGAAGAAACTGAATGTAATTACGTCGTCATGGCTTTCATTGCCGGCGTTTTATTTTTAGCCGTCTCTGATTCCATCAGGGCGTAAAGTTATTTAAATTGATTCTACCTTTGGGTTTTCCCTAAATGGTAAAATTAATAATTAAAAGATGTAATTAGAGTTTGTCCACCTGTACCGTTGTCAAGATTATTATCATTCGTAAGGTCTCGTGAAATTTTTACTAATTTTCCGCCATGCCCGGTAAATAATTCGACATATATGTCGTACCCATAGTCACGCGTCGAAAGTGTATTTAATGGTTCCAAACTTATACCAGTTTTTCCAGTTTTAATTACTGGATTCCATGGGTATACACTAGATTGTTTACCGTATATATTTAGGTGTCCAACCGCTATGTCATAATCAGATAACGTTCCATTACTTGTCCCACCTTGTACTTCGAGTACAATTGTACTTATATCAGAAACAGATCCTCCGTCTATTTTACGTAACATAGCTACAATTTTACATGAAAATACATACTGATTGAATACTAACTGGATATTTTTAGCACCGATACCAGTATATGTAAATTTTTTGGAATATGTTTTGTATGCTACTTCATTATCGTTGAATATTGTATTTCCTCTTACATGTAAATTTGTTTCTGGTGGTATACCACCTAAATTTATACCTATCTGATTACCAAGTTCGAAATTTGCACCGAGGGCTAAAGACCCCGTTACATTAAGATCACCCTTTATATGAAATGTACTCCCATAGGGGTCAACAAACACGTTTCCAGTACGTGAATCGTTATATATATTGGATGACGTTGACGATGAAGTACCCTTAAATTCTATGGTTGCATTGGATGTTGCTACTGTACTCTGTATTCGTATATCCTTATTAACTAAATGTAACCCAGTCACGGGTGACGTAGCTCCTATACCAACATGACCCAAATTATTTATCTTGATTACATCGATAATTGAGCTATCATATTCAGCACCTATTATGATACCCGATTGATCTGCATCTAGATCTCTATAACCTTTTATAATTCCACCATACCCATCTCCCTTATATAAACGCATTATAGTTGAATTAGACCCACTTCCAGGTGCAGCACTTTCAATTATGAAAGGATTGACATCACCAGTACCTGGGTTGTATACATGTAGATTAGAAGATGGGGAACTTATACCAACTCCAATTTCACCTGTTTTCTTAATGCGAAACTGTTCAGTGTTTTGATGTCTAATTATTAAGTCGCGATTCGCACTTATACTGTTTATAACATTTATGGTATCAGATGTATCGGAACTAATTGTAAGACCACCTGTACTAATACGCTGCTCAAGTGGAACTTGTATATCACCATTCACATATAAAGCTGTCCCCGATGCAACGGCAGATTCATCGTCTGTTTTTATTAAAACACGTCTATTACCAGAAATTTCCATGACTGGAGTTGGATCAAATACATTGGGAATAGCAATATCTGAAATAATATCATCTAATTCACCTTGGTCTAGACCACTTGTATTATCATATACTTGGAATTTGTGAGCTCCCGCGACCGAACGAATATGATCTGGTCCTGCGAATTCCTGTGATTGACCATCATTACCTTTGAATATAAAAAGTTCCGATTTACCATCGGTATCATATCTCTTTTCTTGTAAAAATGTATGGTGTCTCAAACCACCATCATCGGTTTGAACACCAGAAAATGAAAGAACATCAGAAATTCTAACATCCCCCATTACATGAAGTTTTGCTAGAGTTTGATCTGTACCTATACCTACATTACTGGTAATACCATCTATAAATATAGAAGTAGCTTCAATATTTGATACAGCATATACATTATTTGTGATCCTAAAATCTCTATCACCGGATTTATTATCTAAACCAATCGACCACCCCTGATTATTGGTATCCGAAAAAACTGAGAAAGCGTCACCGGATGCAGTCTGAACAGTCGCCGTTATAATAGAATCTTTACCTGTGCCACTTATTTGATTTAATACATTTATACCGTTATTTTGTGGATTATAACCACCTATTGAATTAACATGTAAAATGGATAATGGTTCTGTAACTCCGATTCCGACTCGACCATCACTTCTGAAAGATGCAATTTTTACGTCGTCATAATTGGCGTGTGCTAATTTTAAATCCATTCTCGTCCTAGACCCACCACTTTCCCATCTTGACAGATCAAGTGAAACTTTGGCACCAAAACCACTTGTCGAATCTCTACATACACTCATTGCAGTTTGTGCGTCACCGACCGAATTGATTAAATTTCTATTTGTTACAACTAAAGGAATTGTCGTATGATCGAAATTGTTATTATTTGTAACTTGATCATTAACATACACCGTTCCATTGTTGGTATGAATAGAGCCATCAGGTGAGGTGGTTCCTATACCTAAATAACCTGAGTCAGATAAAAACATTTTCGGGTTACCCATAACAGATGTAGAGGATACACCAAACTTCAAACCCTTACCGGGTGCAACGTGTGTTTCTAAAAATGCGTCACCGATTTCGGGTCTTACACGCATTTGCATTGAAGTTTGACCAGTAGAACCCCATACATTTCCCATTGTGAATGTATTAGCATGCAACACATGTACAGGTGTTGCCACAGTTAATCCATATTGAGGAGAAGTGTTATTTATTCCAATTTTACCATCACTTGTAATTTTAATACGACTTGTATTATTTGTTTTCATGTTTATATTCTGATGAACGGGGTCAGTTGTTGATGATGCTATAGAAATTTCACTTATTTTATTAGCATCGGAACCAGATCGTAATATTAAATTATTAGCGGTTTGATTTACAACAGAATCGTTTGCGTGAATAAGAAGCTGCCCGGATGATTTTAGGCTATATTCGTTGTTATCTGAAACATTACCAGGTCCACCGACTCGGATGTGTTCGGATATTCTTACAACCCCAGTTAATAAGTTAGAAGTGTATGTGTTACCATATACATACCATGTATTGCCATCATATAAATTAGATGTTATTCTTGGACCAAGTGCAGTAGTTGGTCCTATATCAAGTGTATCAATTGGTGCTACATTTGCTATACCAGAAAGCCACCCATCTGCACCAGATGTTCTTACACTTTTAGCTTGAATATTACCATCTATGCTTATTACGGATGCTAAGGGGCTGGCTACACCTAACGGGTTTACCGTAACTGCTGTTCCAACTTGTAATCCCAAACTTCCAAGTTTGAGACCTTTACTATACGTAAAACCATTGACTTCTAGAACATTTGAAATTTCTGGTCTCGAAGTATCTACAAAAAACTTATCTCCGACACATAAATCGTGTGTAGGGTTAATATTTGAAGCACCGATATTAGAAGAAGTGTATATATCGCCATATACATGGAGATTAAGTGTTTCATTCGCGATTTTAGTGAATGACAGTGTCCCACCATCAAGAGCTGAATCCTGAGTTCTAAACATTGCCAACTCATCTTTACCGGTACCATCATCTACAAAAGCAATTGCAACATTCGACGAATTACCGGGTGTCATGATTATACCCGTCTCCGATGCACCATCGTTACCGTCACCCATTTGTATAACTGATTGACTAACAACCAAATCTTCATTTTTTATATACGTTGCTGTATCAGATACAAACGCATTGCCTAGAATGTGTAAATTACCTGTAACAAATAAATCACCTGGATCGATGACTACATTACCAGACAAGGTTAATACATTTCCACTTGCGTGATTTGCGAAAAATGACATATTATCACCAACTCTGAGTTCATTTCCAACTAACACATTTGTGGAATATGTATTTGTAAAAACGGTGATTGCATTTGATTCTTTGCCGTTTATAATGACGTTTCCATCAGATGTTAACAATTCATTTTTCACGATAATATTGGTTGATACCGTATTACCTTCTACATAAAGAACATCTTTACCTTCTGTATCAATGGAAAACACCCTGGTATCTGATATTATGTCATTTACCTGGAATGCATAATTAGGATTTTGAGTGCCTATAGATATCTGTTCATCTGCAAAAAAACGAGTAGATTTTATAAAACCGTCACATTCAACTGTGTATGTACCAGTTGAATCCATGAATAGTTTGTTACTAAGTGAAAATTCTTTCGATGGTGTTGCATTTGATATACCGAATCGAGATACTATAATTTCTTCAGCTTCGATTTCATTTGTTAAAATACTTTTTACACCGGTGAGTTGTTCTTGTTCGACTGGCTCTGAGTCTAAATTGGCTACATAGACCTGGTCGAACCGAACTGTCCTACCCATATACATTAATTACCGAATAAAATTCCAGCTAAACCATCTTTAATTCTCAAGACGTTATAATTTGTTGCAATGACATACATATATTCTTGAGCTGATCTTAACGAACCGGTTTCTGTTCCACGTATTATTAATTTTGCATTATCGAGCCTACTAAAATTACACGTACCTGAAGGATTATAATCCGATGCATTTAAACAAAAGTGATACGCAAAGAATCGAGTATACATTAGATCCTGTGTAGTAACTCTTAAATCTGAAACACCATATTTAGACTTATAATAATTTTGTACTGTGTGATAATAGGTTGGTGACATATTTTCAATCAACGTTGTACCATTCACTTGTATGTCAGCAGTTTTAAATGTGAAACGGTCATTAGTTGGATCGCTACTAGATGCACTTATACCAAAAAATATACTTTTGACTGGATGATTTAAGTAAGATAAATCGAGGTCATTATATCCACCCGAATCCACATCATTATCATCAACCCTTTGTAAAGGATATTCAACTCGTTGTGTCTGTGTGATAACAAAATCTAACTGCCTTTTTACAAGGGACTCACGTTCTTCTTTGTCTAAAAATATATAATTACCGTAAACTTTTATATTTTTCTGTGCATCACTATATCCTATAAGACTATTTTCATCAAAATTGATTTTTATTTCAACTTGATGGTGAGCAAGTGCTATTAATGGGAGAAATGCACCATGATCACAAAAGAAAAAATGAAGTGGCTGAAAATTGCGATTAGAAATACTCGTCTTGTTAGTAAGTTCCTGTGACTTGGTTTGAGTATCAGCTAAATAATTAGGCCATATATCAGCATAGTAATCATAATGTTGAGAATCGATTTTTTGTCCCCCGATAAATAAATCTATAGTAGAATTGTAAAGCAAATTTGAAGAAACATTTGAATTTATATCATTTCCTTCAAACCATATACAATTTATAAGATCACCTAGGACTGGAATCGTTATACTATTATCAGTTTCTGTCACATTTTTTATAAACTTTGAAGCCTGTGAAAAATTTGTATGACGAGTAAATTTCATACGAAAAAATGAATGCCCCTCATCACTAGTAAGATACATATCTTGAACACCTTTTGATACGAGTTGTATTAATGCACCAGACATTTAATAGATATTCAGATTATAAAAACAGACACTTTCCCTGAGGGAAGTCATTCTTCGTCTCTTCGACCAATTTACCGTGGATGTTAAAACCACCTTGTTTATACACTTTGAGTCGTTTGTAATACATAGCTGTGAAAATAGACCAAGGGTCGTGAACATCGTAGATGTGTGGATTATTCTTTTTTCCTTTTGTTTCTCTCATGATTCTTCCAATACTTTGGGTAATATCAGACTTAGGTGAAGCCAAAATAACCGTGTCGAGGGTTGGTATATCTAGACCCTCATGGGCTTGACTGAACGTCGCGAAGATGATTTTCTTTTTTGATGATTCCTGGAGAGCAGCCTCTTTCATACCACCCATGTAGAGTCCAGATGTCTTCGGGAAACACTGATGAAGAAACTCACAATGTTGACGGCGGTCACTGAGCACCAAAAGTTGCCTCGTTCCCATGGAAGCCTTTTTTACCAACTCAACCAGCATCCTATTTCTTTGACGATCTTCCACGAGTTCTGTAATCATGTTGGGCATTGAGATCTTTCCGTTTCGCATTGATGGTGGTGGGTTCCTGTAATTAGGGGAATCAAATGTAATTTGAAACACTTCAACTTGCTCCTGGTTTTCTCTCTCAACCGAGAAGAATGTGGGTCCCATGAACCAGTGGAGTACTTTCGTGAGTCCATCCTTCCTCTCGGGTGTTGCGGAAAGTCCATAAATATGACGTGGACACATCTTGAAGAGACTCTGACTGAATACCTTTGCGCATATGTGATGCGCCTCATCTACAATGAGCGTCCCAATACTCTCAAAATCTGAAAATGAATATTCTTTGAGGGACAAGGATTGGAGCATCGCGATGACAAAATCACAATCGACTTCCTTTTTATTCTGTTGTACGACACCAATCGTAGCACCTGGACAAAATTGTTGAATACGCTCTCTCCACTGATCCGCTAGAAACTGTTTATGGACCACGATCATGGTCCTGTACCCCAACTTACACGCTATGGCCAGGGATACCGTCGTTTTGCCGTACCCACATGGTAAAGAAAGGACGCCATGCCCTGCTTTAATTGCTGCTGCGAGTGCTTCATTTTGGTGTGTGGCGTCTCTGAGCTGTCCAACGAATTTGGTTTTGATCCGAGTTGGTTGAGGTCTCCGATCATCCTTTGGTTCCCCAAGTTTAGTAGTTCCATAGAATCTGGGTACACAGATTCCATTCTTTGTTGGTCTAAAAACCTTGAAAGGCGGTGGAGGAAACCCATAGTCTCCATTTACTACTGCTCTTACGGTAAGCTCCTTTTTAATTTCTGATATCGGACCAGAATCAATTAGATAACCGGTCCTCGTCAAGGCGGTCATTATAATAACTTAAAGATTGAAAGCTTTATATGATTATAATGGCACCTGAACCAATTAATGTACAAAAGAACATCGATCGTATTAACAAGAATATCGCAGATCTTAAGGATAATATCAAACAGATGAAAGATCAGGAAAAGACCCTCGGAGAAGAGATTCTTCGTCTCGAAGGTTGTTTGATTACATTCCGTGGATTTAAGACAGTTGGACTCATTGAAATTAAGATTCCAGAAGATGCTGATGAAAGACCTAAGATCGATCAGGAGGAGCTTAGCACTGAATTCTGTGATGAGATCAGGTCTCTGCGTTAATGGAGTTTAATTTCCAAGAAAATCCGGAATAATTCCCAACATTCCACACACCTTTAAATTCTATATCTATTTTCACACTATCCCCTTTTATAAGAGACTGCACTGGACGTCCAAGTACTTCACACATCACTCTCCTATAACGGAATGGCACTTTAACTGTTAATATTCTACCATCTAAAGGATTATCGATATGTTGATTTTTTATAAGGTGCATCTTATTTCCATGCATTCGAGATATAGTATCATGCATGGTTTCTGAAATTATAAATCGAATATATTTTTTATCGTTAAAGTCATACATTGGTTCGTGAATGGTTACGTTTAATTTCATTGATTTCTATTACGATATATAAGAATTAAAACTATAAGTAACGTAAGTATAAAGAGCAAAACTTGTGATAGTAAAGGTGGTGTAAGTGGTTTTCTTGTACCAAAATAAGAATGACTTAGAGATCTTGAAACTTCCGTGGCGGATTCAATACTCGAATAAGGTGTTTCTCGGGGGGACATCATACCACACATAGCAACTTTTGAACATTTCCCAAAGAATGGGAGTTGACCATGAAGGCTAAGAACACCAGATGACTGCGAAAATGTCCATTTATCATCTTTCCATTCAGCCCCCCACGCAATTCTTGCATTTGTTGGTTCAGGGACACCAAGTTGGTATATGACTTCTGTTATGAGTCTATCCGGATTTGTACTAATAATCTCTTCTGTGAGATCGCATATAACACATGATATTGTTTTATGATCCGAAAGAACTTTGGGTTGTAAGTTCCATTTCGTTTCCATAGCCACTTCTAGATCACTTTTAATTTCAATTTGTGTATCATAATCGAGAAGTACATTTATAGCACCATATGTACTCGCCCTAAGTTTTTTATCTGCATCTGGTCCCCAATTGTCACCAAGCATATTAAGAGCGGGACTATTATCTAAACATAGAAAAAGTAATCCATCATCAACGATTAGTTCATTCGAAAATGTCGCAATAAAGTCATCTTCACCGTATGTTACATTTAATAATTCTGTTTCGAATACAAATTGCGCACCAGCGTCTAAAACTGCGTTTTCCATAGCATCACACATTACCCTACCAGACACTTTCTGTGTATACATGTCGGATAACCCCACATGATCAAAACTTTTTACAAATTCATATGCAGACATAGTATTCCATGTTACACCGTCCATAATCAGAGTAAGGTGTTCAACAAATTCTTCACCTTTTTTGCTAAGAGAACCAATAGCATTCTTAAGTGAGACACTTTTATATTTTGTAGGTGATGTATATACTTTAATAAAAAGTTTTAATAATGTTATATAATCAATAAAATTTAAAGAATTAAACATAATTTTTAAAGTTTCAAATCTATCAACCTTTGTGAAAAGATCATCCCATTCAATATTCATCTCATCTATGAGAGATTTGAAATTAACAAATGCTTTATCAAATAAAATTTTATGCGCATGGAGGTCTCTACCACCTTCCTCCGGTTCCCACCAAGAGCCACCAGCTGATACCTTTTTATCATAAATAGTAACATCATAATCACCACCACTATGTAAAATTTCCCATGCGAGAGACAAACCGGTTGGACCAGCTCCAACGATATGAACCTTCATTCTACTTTTAGGAAATATAAAAATTATTTATATAAATCCATCATTTTTACGCTCCTCTGGTGTTTTAATTGCATACAGACTTGTCAGGAATATTAACATAGAAATGAGAGCATATTCTACATCTCGTGTGATTACTACGGAAATTACAAATAAAGAAAACAAACGAAATATTTTATATTCTAAAAGTTTTTCAATGCGTGTGGGTACATTCTTCGAGTGACTTGAAAGTATACCTTGATACAGCACTAGAACAGAAATCAATATAGGCATTTTAAGAACACTCTCGATAGGTGAACTTACCGGGTTCAAGAAATTTTTCATGTATGTACACTAAGAAATAAAAAGTAGGATGTGCATGTAAGTTTTATCAGACTCGCCCAGTACAGCGTGGTTTGCGCTCTAATGGCTGAGAGAGGTTTATGATAGCGAGTTATATTTCGGGGATATTTATTTTTAAACGTTTCAACTTTTCTTGAAATTCACGCATCTCACCCGGGGATTCAATTTCTTTACCGGAGTTTATAGCTTCAATTTCGGGACCCGTCAATTGCATAGCATTGACACGGAAATCCATGAACGCCTCCATAGAATGGGGTACTAGGGGTTGGACAAGTTCATATATAGCTGTGGCATAGTCTCGAATTTCCTTTTGAGCGTGATGGTCCATTCTCAACTGCAAGAAATGCATGAGATTGTGGAGGTCCATCTTCCACACGAAAGATGTGTAGGTCGATTGGGGTAGAACACCCCGTGCTTGTTCCCTACATACACCTGTATCTAAAAGATGTTGATACACTTTGAAGGCGTTCTTATATTGTGTGGATATGACTTTTGCGAGTTTGTCGTCAACTTCCACTACACCTTCCGATCCTTGGTGATTGATTTCAGATTGCTTACGCAATACTTCTGGCTCGTAGTACTCTTCATCAACGATAGAATACCTAGCAGACATTTCATTTACAGATGCAGTCCTGTGTCGAAGCCATTGACGAGCAATGTATAGGGGTGCCTTGATACGAAACTTGAATACAACGAGTTCGAGGGGTGAAGTGTGCCAGTTTCGAACGAGATAGCGGATAAGACCCCTATCTCCTCTAGTGGTTGTAGTACCCGTCTGATAACTCACACGGGCACCATCAACAATAGCCTTATCTAGGTTTTGTTGAGGCATGTGGTCAAGGAGTTCTACAAATCCATGATCCAACACTTTCTTCATTATGGATAACTATCCATTCTATTCTTTAATATTTACATTCATCATCGAAAGGGACCTCTCCACAAAAATCATAGAGCTTATTCAACTTCTTTTGTGTCTCATCCATGGCATCTATAGCATCATCCACCAGTTCCAAGAATGTATCCAATTCATCGAGGGCTATACGATGGGTATTCCTTAGGGGTTTCTGAGTGTGAAACGCCGACTTGAGACGCTTGTTACTCTTGATGAGCTTGTCCAAGTTGGGCTTGTTCACGGCACACATACGGATGGTGAGACTCATTGTATATATTTTACTCACTTCAAATCTTTAATCAACTCACTTAGGTCCCGATAGTACCTCTTTAAATCTTTCATAAATCTTTTATTGTTTTCAAGAACTTCACATTCCACTTTGTTCAAATAAATCCAAACCAAATTTGATTTAGAATACTTTGTCCTCTTTTGATTCTCGTTGGGTTTTCGAGCAACTACCTTGGTAGTCTTCTTCTTTTTGGAAGCTGGAGTAACTTCCTTTCTATTCACGAAAGACAGTGCCTGCATCACCGTGTCCGCCAAGTCATCTTTCTTTTTAGACTTGACGAATGTATCTACCCAGTGTGCATTCACATCATTACTACGGATAAAGGCTTCACATCTCTCGATGGATGCCTTCTTCCTCTTATTGTATTGTGCCTTCCCGGGACCGGAAATATCTGGAATCTTGTTAGAGGCGTGATAAATGATAGTCTCAGCCTCTGGACACTTGATGATGAAGTACGCATGGAGGAAGTGCATGACCGAAACCATTTTCTTATTAAAGGAGGGTTGCTCCTCAATGAGAATAGTTTTAGCTGTGAGTACCCAGGGTCGAGCATCTAAGTGATCCCTCATGGACTTGTAAATACCGTCAGTGTGTTGAGGTGGAATTCCATCCACGTCCCATTCCATAACGAGGTTATTATGGTCCTCATCGAGGAGACATAGAGCTAAGTTCCTTATACCCACGTCGATACTTAGAATCATTATATAAATCTTTAAATATACCTTTAACTACGTATACATATTTGGAATATATGTATAAGTATTGAACTATTTATTATAGATGGTTTTTAGAATTTCTTCATACGCGCGGCACCTGCGGAACCCATATTACCTGCAGCCTTTTGACCAGCGGGGGAAAGAGCTACAGCAGCGACGAGAAGAATAATCAAGCAGCAGCATATAACTGATGCGATCACGGCATATTTCATAGGACCCAATAAAGAATCAACGATGTCAGCAATACCCTTGTTCTCAGATGACTGATCACCTGAGGTAGTCGCATGTAAAGAGTTGAGAGTTGCATTTTCTGAAATAGCACTCGTTAAAGAATTCGTAATCGCTTCAGCCATCAAATTGGCAACAACATCCTGTGTAAAATCAATTTTACCATTACAATTCCTGACTTCCAAATCACCTTCTTGTAAGTTAATCATTTCAGCAATTACTTCAGTTAAGTTATTCGTTTCAAAAACTTTATCAATAACGTTTGTAACTGCCATATTAACCTCTTGGTTCATATTTTGTTTATCACCAAATTGCAGGTTCCCCGCCTCTGTAACCTTTGCCATCGCAGCGGAGGCGGATGCAGATAAATCAGACTGAACCGAATCCTTCGCGCTAGTTATAGTTGTTGGTGACATTGTTGCACTCGACTGTGAGGTCGCATCGATCTTCTGTCCTATTTTAATATCACACTCTGGACCCATACCATCAACCTTAACCTTAATCTTCTGTATATTGCTCATAGCAGAAGAAAGAGACTGTTGATTAGTCGTAATTGACTTGAAGAGATTCTCATTCACAACATCCATGTTAAATGTCTGATTAATCGTTTGACTGCCACCACCTCCCATGGTTTTTATAATCACCCGAGAAAAAAAATATATATATATTTCAAATGAAATTGAACACTAATAAAAGTATTCTACTTATTGCTATACTCATAGTCAGCGTGTGGATGTTTAAGAAGACGTATGAAAAATATACATCAGAAGAAGAAACAGAAAATCTAAAAAAACAAATTGATACCGGAGAAATGAGTCAGGCTGAATTAGATGCTGTTATGAAGTTTATTAAATAAACCTAATTGAAAAAATAGGTCAGTACATATCTTTCACCTGAAGTGATAGGTAATGTTCCGTGCATACGTGTACCACCGGTATACTTTACCATATCTCCATGGTTGTATTTCAATATAGGTAAATTTGTGTAGTTTTCGATGAGAATGTTTCGGTCCTCTATTGTCATCGCTCTCTTTTGATCTAGAATATCAAGTTGTTTACTCTCTTCGAGTGAAAAGACGTAAAGTTCCCCCCCCGTGAAGTCTTGTGGTTTAGACAGTAGAAAGCTCATAGTCGTATGATTATCGTCATAATGTAATGGGATATGTGTACGCTCATTTGGTCTATATCGTTTTAAGAATACATAGTCTAATTTTTTATCAATTTTTGGCATTTTGGTATCGTATATCCGTTTACAAATTTCCCATAGTTTTTCGTTTTTCACTGTACCATCCAAAATGTCAATCTGGTATTCGGGTTCATTGTCAACCCCGTCGGGTTTTGTTTCAAATTGAAGTGTTTCCGTGATTTCAATGAGCTGCTGGCATTCATCAGGTGAAAGGACACTCTTCTTGACGATGTCTATTTTACGAGAACCCTGGTATAAAAAAAATAGAAGGCATATCAGTAATGTAATCAGCAGCACGTACATACTTATCATCATTCAGAAAAAAAATATTTGTTCTTTTTAAGATGCCAGTTACATTTAATCAGGCCTACTGGCAGCACTGGAATGATAATCGCGACAACCACCCGGACCCCGGTGGATGTGGCGACCTGCCGGGTACGATCTCTAGGCATCGAAAAGGGCGACGCGGGAGGCGTAGACATTGGTGCCAAACACCGTTAACGCCTTATGTAAGTCATGACGTTGGTCAACGTGGGTCAAATCCATGTACTCTAGCTGGTGCGGATAGTGCTCAATGGGTAGGTGGTGGTAGAAATGGTGATAACCATAATTCAGATTATTTGGGTAAATCTACCACATTTAATAATGCTGAAGCAGTCCTGAAGTGTAACTTCAGCTATATTGACAGTGCTAAGCTTGTAGCTATATCAGAAAATTCAGATGCTATGAACTCTGGATTTGGTGATACAACTCAATGGAAGCAACTTGTATTTGGTGCTAGTACACCTCTGGGAAATAATAGCGAAGGGTTCTGTTCAATAATTGGTAATCTAGCGAAAACAATTCATACCGACGGTAGAACATGTTATGATACAATTACAGAAGCAGCCACAAAAAAAGCGCGAGGAATTCAATGGTGTGCTAACAACCGCCAAGATGAACGATGTGGGTGTATAAATGTCGCTGATTTTGGTACAGCGGGGTGTATAGATGACTACCCCGATCTTCCGGGGTGTCGTGAAGTCAAGGCAGAATTTGAAAAGTTTCCCGCAGCTGCGATATCTGAATTTAGTGTAAAAACTTTTACACCGAAATGCTTTATGCCCAATATATGTAGTCGTTCTGGGCAATACCTACCCAATCAGGATCCTGATGTATGTTCGCAAGCAATTACAGTATGTACACAAGATTTAGCACTATACGGTGATATTACTGGAGGTGCTAAAGTTAGCATTGAACAAGATATGAATTGTTCAACTTCAGCTGATAATAGCAGTGGAGGTGGAGGTGGAGGTGATAGTGGAGGTGGAGGTGGAGGTGGAGGTGGAGGTGGCGGAGGTGGTGGCGGTGGGGGTGATAGTGGTGGTGGTGGTGGTGACGAAGAAGAAGTCGTGTCCCTGAGCGATTTTACAAGTAACCCTGGGTTGTACATCCCAAACAGTTTAGAGGGTTTGAAAACGAATAGAAAACAACAAATAGGGGCAGGGAGTGTGGGTGGTTTATTAATGATAATTTGTTGTGTTATGCTAATACTCGTAGCTGTAAGTAGTGGTGGTGGTGGTGGTGGTGGTCCGTTTATTCCTACTAGATTCAAAAGACGATAAATTTCTATTAGTATAATAGAATGGGAAGTTGCGAAGCCATCGAGCAACAGGCCAAGAATGACCACGGTGAGGACTATATGGAAACACTAAGGTCAAATCCAGAATATATGTCTGCAGCCCTATCTATGATAGTTTCGAATGACTGTGAGGATTATTTCGATTACAGTAGTATTATTCAGGACTTTTGTAGTGATCATAATAATATATTAGCGGGTATTGGCCCAGGTGAAACGTGTAAGATATTGGATGATAATGGTTCTAAAATGGCTCAATGGTGTGGGGAAAAAGAAAAAAGTTCAGATACGAAGACTAGAATGGGTACACAAAAAAGCGACTGTAACAAAGCTGGGTTAAAACAAAGTTATGATAGTGCTGCAGCTGAATATTGTAAGGCACACCCCACGGATTTTTGGTGTTCGTGTTATAACGTACTTAACCACACGACAACTTGTTCAATTAATTCAAGTGCCGCTGGATGTACTGTTGTAAAAAATATTGAAGACAATAAAGAATTCTTTAAAGATGGGTATGAAATTCTAAAGAATAATATGCATTGTAGACCTCGGGTATGTAATAGACCCAATTTAAATTATGTACCTGAAGGTACCATGAATACTTGTGCGTCAAGTTATAATTTTTGTGGTAAAGATATTGACATAGTAAATGAATCAAATGGTCAAATCGTTATGGCATGTAATATGGGTATGTCTGATATAGATGAACAGGATTGGTGGGATGATGGGGGTGGTAATGATTCGTGGTTAACTACGAAAAAAAGAAGAAAATTTCCATTTAACAAGTTTCCACTCACCAAACTTCCTATAACAGAATTTCCAGAAGAGTTTGATTGGGAAGAGGACAATGTGAGATATCTCACTTATGGTTCAGTGGGATCAGTTGTATCGTGTTGTTGCTGTATGATAGTCATTATGATGTTAATGAGGAGATAACTTAAAGATAATTTAATTTTAATAACAATGTGGTGTTGGTGGTGTTGTCACGATTTTGAGACAACCCCATTAAAATTACCCTATAGATACGACAATCGAAAAAATAAGTTTTATACAGAAGGTAATTATTGTTCATGGAACTGTATGAAAGCTCACGCGATTGATAGATATGGTGTACAAAGGGGTGGCATCATATGTGGAAATATTGTAATGATGCGAAGAAGATTAAAAGGTAAATATGAACCAATTACACCGGCACCTTCGCGATACAATCTGATTCAATTTGGTGGAAAATTAAGTATAGAAGAATTTAGACTGAATCAGATTATACACATTGGTGAGACTTTAGACAAAATCGTAGACATAAAGGTCGAAGAAAATGTAAGTAATTTCATACCTTTTGTTTCGAACTCAAAGAAAATGGATGATATTAAAAATGCAGTTTCAAAGAATGAGAATACGTTAAAATTAAAAAGAAATAAGCCTTTAAAACGAAATCATAATAATTTGGAGTCCGCGTTGGGTTTAATTATAACTACTAAAACCTAAAATTCTTTTTTGTTTCGCGGTTGGGACAGAAGGTGGTAATTCTAATGTTTTTCTACTATGAATCCATTTATCTCCGTCGTGTGCCACCCAACATATATTAAATCTTTCTATCATTTTTCTGCATAAAATGCACGGTAATGATATAGCATCACCGTGAATATTTTGACGATATATTGTCAAGTGACCATATTTTCTACGTAACCAATGTCTAAAATGGTGAGGTTTATTTCCAGTTTTTAGACATTCACGATATAATTTCTTAATTAATTGTCTTTCTGCACACATGTGACTGTTACTCTCGATGACTGGACCTTTAGTCATATAACTTGTCACTGTACAATATTTCATTTCATTCCATACAATTGATACACACTTTACCTTTATATACAAAGTCACATCTTTCACATTCACTTAGGATTTCAAGTTTCTGTTTTGGTATTAACCCCTTTGCAAATTTTTCAAGTTCTTTTACAGTATAAATACCGTAATTAATCATCGTTTCTAAAGGTGGAAAACGCATTCTATCTTACCTACGTTGTAAAACCTTAAGCGAGGCAAGGGAGGCACATTTTTTTAGCTTTGAGCATCACAGCGAAACTATCAACCATTGGGGGTACGAGGGCCTTTAAGATGATTTCAAACTCTGAATCTTTATCACCTTCATCAATCTGTTCGATGAGGTGGTTAAGAACAGCGATGACCAACTTCTTTTTCTGGGGCCCTGGGAGCTTCTTGAATTTCTGACTCTCCATCATGAGGCGACCCAAGATAGGGGGGACATCTTCTTTTGTGAGACCATCATCGATGTACTCCACCTTGAGTTCTTCGACTGTCTTAATTAAACTTTTTGCGTCAATTTTACCGGCAAATTTCTGTAATATGATATCCATATTATTATATCAGTATATATTAATATGGACAATATTATCCCAGGTATCGCCACGGGACTCGGTTTTGTGCAATTATACGGGCAGTTGCGCTCAGTAGATGATATCGATATAAATATGAAAAATACAATTCTTTTGAGTATTTTGACAAGTTCTCTTTGGCTCGTGTTTCAATATAGAAAATACGGATTTAATGCAACAACCTTATACACGTCATCGGGATTGATAGTTCAGTTATATCTATTAAACCGGATATTGCTTAAGGAAAAGGATAGTAAGTAAATCAGTAATGAGTTCTATCACTTGTGCACCCGTAAAGTTTTCGTATTACAAGCGTTATCAGACTAAGCTGACCAAGCGTAGTACGCGTTCTTCCTATAAGGTTCGTTCATCTAGGGAGCCTTTCGAGTCTTCGGTCGAGCCGTTGGTTAAGCCTTCGATCGAACCGTATCAACCACAGACTCGTTTCGCAGAAGTTCTCAATGGTCGAGCCGCTATGCAGGGTATTTTATGGGGTTCTCTAAACTGGATGATGACAGGTGAAAATGTCATTCAGCAGATTGAGGATCCTGTGTATGCTATCGCTGCATCAGGGGTTGTTACTACACTGGCTTGGGCATCTATGATTACATCCGAAAAAATCAACGATGAAACGTTCGGAGTGTTCACACCCGAAGCCGAGCTCAAAAATGGTAGAATCGCTATGCTCGGGTTTATGGCCTTAGTTGGGTTGAGTGCCATGTAACCTAAAAATTCAATCATTTTAACCTTATCTTCCATAGAAAATGTCCCTGCCCTACGCATCACGTAGGCCAAGAACATCATGAGAATGTAAATATTATAAACAATTTGATTTGTCATCTCTAATTATATGTGAGGTTATATTTAACTTAATTTGCCAGTTGGCTTAAACCCTTGAGAGAGCATGAAACCAGATCCCATTAGAGTTATCACATATATAGACAAACTAACACCCGACCATGCTTTAGCTGATTTATCAGCTTTTTTACATTTCACTGTATAGTTTAGAGTTATAGCGCTACCTATCAAACCCATTATCGAGTAAATTAATCCGAAAACTGCACCCTCATTTTTGACGAATTTAGTCAAAAGTAGAGTAAAAGGTATAACTAGGGCTATGGTGAGTGTGATAGCCAGATAACTTTTCAGATTTTCGTGTGTTTTTTTACCCTGAAGTTCGGTACACTTAGAAAATGTATCGATACCGAGAGCTGATACAGTTAGATACAAAAACCCAAGCATTAGCAATATACCAACGGTAGCTCCCGACACTTCTAAATCGACGGTTCCGTTTGCGATAGCCTTGGCATTGTTATAAATTCGACTGGCTCTAGCAGCTGAGTTTAAACTGGACATTTATTATATATTTAGAAATTAAATATACACAATATAATAATGAAGATTCCGGATACAATTTTCATCAGGTGTAAATCACCTAAAAATAAATCATTTTTACAAGAACATATTTCTGAAAGAGTTCCCATCAAGAATGTGAAATGGGTAAATTACGACGATAATTTTATTAATTGGGTGCATGTATATTTGAATCTGAAACATTCCGTAGATTTAACAAGTAAATTATGTATAACTCTTTTTATATTGAAAACTATGATTGACGATAATATTGAAGATGCTTTGATAATAGATGACGATATAGTATTTCACATAGATTGGCAATATTATTTTGAGAGTATTCCAGATGAATACAAGGAAGTTGGTATAATTAATCTTGGAACTTCACCACGTTTCAATTTACAACCAAAGGAGGGAGAATTATACAAATTAACAGAGAATAGTGGATGTGAATCAATTTGGTGTTCTAGTGATTTTGCTCACGGCTTTTTATCCCAATGTAATCCTGACCAGTCATTAAATGTGATATTGCATGGATTTTTAAAATCACAGAATAAACCATTATTATATACACCAATTACACATTCTTATTCTGATTTAGAAAAGATAAATTCTTTACAAGATGATTCTATTTGGATTTCTTACATTCATAATTATACTGGTAGTCGAAAGGTTATCTTACATGACCTCTTAATTAAGTATGATTTGTACATAGAAAGGAAAAGTAAAATTGAGGCTAAATTTGAAGAGTTATACGGTAAAAAAATCAAGATTAAGAATGTTGAATACATTCTTAATAACGACGCAGAACACAAATTAAATATATTAGATTTTCAGTTAAATATAAATTCCATCTCGGATTTACCATAAACCCCTGCACTATACCCAAAGGTAGATAAGTCACTTAAATCATTATTCCCTGCGGTTATATACAATTTATCACATTTTGATAACAAAAACCAATCAAGATAACACGCATACCTATCACTTTTAGAAACTTCTTTATTTTTCAAATATACACAATCATATGTGAGAACAATATCATGATCGAGTGTAAATATTTTATCTGGGAATCTTTCTTTTAACATTTGTTTAACTTCTGAACTATCACTTGCTAAAAAAATTTTACCATCGACACTTTCTATGATTTTTGCAAATTTTTCTAATGCATTATCTGTTGCGAAATAAGCTATCTTAATATTCCCATTTTCATCTAAGCCATGACATCCCATATTTTTAGAATCTTCGGAACACGCTCCGCGTCTAATATGCATCCCATATTTCATATCACATGGCAACAATTCAAGTTGTTTATCAATAAGTTTTTGTAATTCTGCGTTTGGTTTTATAATTTTAGATAAATTTACATGTACTTTATTATAAAAAAATGGATTTATATAAAGTTGTGGTTCAAATTTCGTTTCATCTTTATGATCGGAAATTTCAAAACCAGAAAATAGTACACCCCTATCGACATCATTAATACTCTTGTATACACGTGGATTTTCACTTCTATATACTAGATCTGATAGACATAAAGCGACATTCCCCCAACCCACGGATTCATGTACATAAAATGTCATTATAAGTTACTAATTTATTTTACCTTTAAGTTTCTTATCATTTTTACAATGAATCATAATACTCACCTTGTTTATCTTGACGTTCTACAGTTTTAATGTGAAGAATAGAAACTAAGGGTTTTGCATCAACGCGTGCAATGTTATCAGAGCCACTAAGCTTTTCGTGGAGATCATTCTCCCATTTAATCTTACCATTATTCTTATAATACCGTCCTTGATAATCTGGGTAATTGATCCATCCATTTTCATTTAGGTTAAACTTATGATTGTCTAACCATTCCGCTGTATAACCCGGGCATATATTAATCCTTGGAATGTACATAATATCACCCTCAAATGATTTAATATTCATTATGAGAGCTTCTTGTGGCATTTCATCCGCGTCAATAACAAAAATGTAATCACCTTTACATTTACTCGCATGGTAATTGCGATGTTCGGAAAATTTACCATCAAAGTCACGTTCGTTAACTACGATCTTATCACCATAAGATTCCAAAACTTTACGAACTTCAGGTGTTACATTCTTGGAATCCACGAGGATATTGATCTCATCGTCAGTATCTTTGACTTTCAATATGAAATTCACGAGTGAATTCAATTCACGATCTTCGTTGCATACACAGATAGCGTAAGAAATGTTCACCATTATATAATTTAAAGTATTGATTCTTTTAAATAACAATGAAGTATATTTCTTATTCTGTTTGGGGTGATAATAAAGTATACATATATGGTATCATTGAAAATGTCTTAGATGCCAAGAAATACTACGAAGACTGGATTGTTAGGGTTCACTACAATGATACTGTACCAGTTGCTATTATCGACTGGTTAAAAAAACAAGATAATGTTGAAATTGTTTATCATTTGGGTACAAAGACAAAAGCTTCTAATACATTATGGCGTTTTGAAGATCTTTTCATAAAAGATGCTATTACTATCATACGTGATGCAGATTCTAGAATCACACAAAGGGAAGTTACTTGCGTAAACGAGTGGTTAGAATCAAGTAACGATTTCCATATAATCCGAGATCATAAAAATCATACGTGTCCAATTTGTGCGGGTTTATTTGGTTGTAGGAATAATTGTCTAGATTATGTAGGTATTCCCAATGGTGCTAGAAATGTAAATGATCCACCACTTAAATTTGTCCGTGGATTAGAACTTATGCACTCTTTTATTGAAAATTTACCTAGTGAGCGTGACGTTTACATTGTAGATCAAATGTTTCTATTTGCATATGTATACCCCTATATAGTAAATAAAAGTATGGTTCATTGTAGCTACAATGCATATGAACCCTTTTCCAATAGAATAAATCCCATTGATACGGGTTTTATGGGTGAAGTTGTAACTAATTGTCCAAGAGCTGCTGAAATTATGGGAGATTGTGAAAGTAATTTTGAACGCATTGGATCATATTAAACATTATAAACTTACCGAGCAATATACAGAAATTGATCGGGAAATTTACGAACTATTGAATTGGTGTGTAAATATAAAAAAGGATAAAATCAAATATGTAGAGTTCAATATTTTAAATTACAAGAGTTTTCTCGTGCCCAACGATAAGATCGGTATTTACGACGATATCAAATCCAGCGTCAATGACGTTTTTACAGAATGCTACATCCTCTGAACACATATCACGTAAGATTTTCCCGTCTTCAGCTTCAATCTCGATGAGAGGGTAGCTAAAGTATGGATATGTCAACTTTTCTAGAACTTCTTTACGACATGCGAAGAAACCCATACCGTTATAGGCCACGGGGGTGTACTTATCTTCCTTCTCGGGTTCTCCAACCTTCATGAATTGGAATGATCCATTCTTTTTGAAATAGTCTAAGTCCCATTCTTTCACACATGCATAATGTTTCATATCTTGCATTCGATACAGACCTGAAACGACTGGATACTTCTTAGTATCTTCTAGAAGTTCTATGACTTGTTCAGGTGTGAATACAATATCAGAATCAATTGTGAGCCATACATCATATTCCTCTTTACCACCGAATGGTTTTTGATCAGTACCTCGAAGCACATCGAGACCTAAAGTCTTCATTCGTGAAAAGGTGACAAAACTTGAAAATTCATTGATAACGGCGAAATCGTACCCCTCCTTTGTGAGAGTTAATAATGTTTGAGACCAGTTCATAAGGAATGTCCCAGAGAATGTACGACCCGGGAGGGCCAGGATAACTTTCATTTATTCAATATACGGAGTACTTCTTTAACCGCTGGGTGACGAACGATATCTTCATCTCCCATTTCTACATGTGTGATATATTCTAGGTCTTGGCACTGCATTTTGTAAATGAGGTCTTGGAGACCATTTTCGGGACCGAGGTCGGATTGTTCGAGGTCACCCGTGACGATGAGCTTCGTACCTTCACCCACCCGTGTGAGAATCATTTTCATTTGGTTTGGTGTAGCATTCTGCATTTCGTCTGCGATGATGAGGGTATCGATGAATGTCCGACCTCTCATATACCCCAATGGTTCGATTGTGATAAAACGATCCATTTGAGTATGGGTAAAAAAACGTTCAAAAATGTCATACATCGGTTTTGTCCATGGCTCCATCTTCTGAACCATGTCCCCTGGTAGATATCCTATATCCTCATCAGCAGCCACAATCGGTCGAGTGATCACGATTCGTGGGCGCTGAACTTTAGATATATGTTCTAGGGCAACCTGACATGCCAACATTGTCTTCCCTGTACCCGCTGGTCCAGTCCCCACCACAATAGGTTTAGGCGACCTAAGCGCGAGCATATATTTACATTGACCAGGTGTTTTGGGGAAGTTCATCTATATTAATTAAAGATTATTTCCTTATATACTTTAGATGGAGTTCCATTTTATAAAACTAAATATAAATGGAACATACTTGAGTTTGGTAGACCCGGCATCTAAACCAAGGTATATCTGTTTCGCAGACTACCAAAAGGCTATCGATTGTATAGATTATGTATCATCATTTAGATCGAGGCATGGCATTTGGCCATGCTTCGACATGTCACGAAGTCATAGAAAAATTGAAAGTAATACACATGTAAAATTACGAACCCCTCAGCAAGTGAAGTGTTACCTAGATCTTGAAACATACGATTTAAATACGATTGATAGGATTGCAAGTCGAACAAATAGTTCATTTTATTGTGTATTGCGTTTCAACGCTGATATGATTACAAATATAGAATCCATTTCCATGGCTGGTCAAGAAATGGATGCGATAGTTGATGAAGTTGCGTATAAGGATATACTTGAATTTAGCTTAAAAATAAAGTGAATTGTATCAATAATGTGTGGCATCATAGCCCTTTTCGGTGAAGAAGTAGAAGTTTCTTCATATCTCCTTTCTCATCGAGGCCCAGACGGGTATCGAACCAAAACAGTGGGTAAATGTCGCATGGACTTTTATCGTCTCGCCATTAATGATCTTACTGATGCTGGTATGCAACCTTTTAGGGAGGGTGATGAGATGTTAATATGTAACGGTGAAATTTACAATCACCGAGAGTTCCGCACCGGAAATGAGAAAAGTAACAGTGATTGTGAGATTCTTATGCCACTTATCCGCGACTATGGTATCACAAAAGCCATTGACAGTATAAATGGTGACTTTGCACTTGTATATACAAATGGTAAGCGTGTTATCGCCGCCCGTGACCCCGTTGGGGTTCGCCCCCTCTTCTATACACGGTACGGACCAACTTCGATAGCATTTGCGAGTGAAGTCAAGGCACTACGCTTTCTAAACTCCGAAATTCATATATTCCCACCGGGTCATATATATGATTCGTATATCGATGACTTTGTCTGTTACCACACCGGTTACTGGCGTGTGAATAAATATATCAAATCTGGATTTCATCGACAACTCAGAGAGACACTGGAACACGCCGTACATGACCGTATCGACAATACTGAGCGAGACATTGGATTTCTCCTCTCTGGTGGTCTTGATAGTAGCTTGATTTGTTCCATTGCAACCAGAAAATTGGGAAAGATTAGGACATTTTCGATAGGCCTCGCTGGTAGTCCAGATCTATTAGCTGCTCGTAAAGTTGCATTATATCTAGACACGGATCACACAGAAGTGACTTTTACAACAGAGGAAGGTCTTGCTCACCTCAATGATGTTATTTACTCCCTAGAGTCATATGACACGACGACTGTTAGGGCGAGTACTCCCATGTGGCTTCTATGTAAGTACATCAAACAGAATAGCCCATGTAGATACATATTTTCGGGTGAGGGGAGTGACGAGATTTTGGGTGGGTACCTCTATTTCCATAACGCACCCAATGTTGATGAATTTGCATGTGAAAATATGCGACGTTTGAGACTAATTCACCAGTTCGATGGGTTAAGGGCGGATAGATGTGCAGGTGCGCATGGTCTAGATGTTATTGTTCCATTCCTAGATAAAAACTTTATCGATTTATGTATGACTATCAACCAAAATGAGAAGATTGGAAAGATTGAGAAGAAGATTCTTAGGGAGGCATTCCAGGGGTACCTCCCAGACGAAATCTTATGGAGGCAAAAGGATGGTATGAGTGATGCAGTTGGACCGAATTGGGTGGATGCGATTAAAAAGTACTCTGAATATGACATAGATGACATACTTTTTCGTGAGACGAGGGCGAAATCCCGTGGTTATAACATACCATTGACGAAGGAGGAGGCTCTATACAGAAATATATTTTGGAAGATGTACGGGAATGAGAATGATCATCTCATCTCAGAAATCTGGCGACCTAAATGGACTACTGTAACTGATCCAAGTGCGCGTCTACTTATAGAAAAGAATCCCAAGTAATATAAAATGGCTCACTTTGTCAAAAATTTCGATTGTAAAAATGAAGAACATGTGATGTGGTTAAAACAAGTTGGTGAAGTTACAGCGAAAACTATGAATGGTGATAAGATTGATATTACTAAATATATACACAATAATCCTATCAAAGGAAACCCCACAATGGAAAACCCAATGGATTGGGCTTATATACATTTCCAACTTACAATGAAATACGCAACAGCTGTATTAAGTGGCGTTGCTTTTATCCCGAATGTCACTAAGTGACTTGAAAATATCATATTCTTCGACGGTAAAGTCTCTAGGTTCTGAATTTATATCCATACGAATTAATAATACTTTACCTAAAATTTCTTCTTCGTGAAAAGGTGGTGGTAATGTATTTAAATTCAAAATATTCGCTATTTCCGATTTTAAAATTACAACATCTATATCAGGCCATTGACCTATAAATGTCTGTGGTCCACCTAAAAATTTGAAAATTTCATTTTTAGTTGGATCTATATCGATTTCGATCTCCTCTACGTCATTTTTAGATTCGTGTAGTATTACAGCTTTAGTCATCTAACATTCCTTATAAAAAAATATTTACAAACTTTAGATGAACACATCGAACAAAATATATGTAACCCTGTTAACTCTATCAATTGCCTTGATGATATACCTTTTAATGAGACAACCTGAGAAGTACAGGTCAGGACGAATTGATTATAGGTATGGGTTTGTGGACACAAACCCTGTGAGACGCATTTCCGGGCCATTCGATAATTGCTCTCCTGAAAATTTCGATGAATGTGTAACCATAGCCTAAGTATCGTATACTTTCACTAAAAATAATCATTTTTTATTAAAAGTATGGAGGTCGTTCCTTTAAGAAAATATGTAATCGAAAGGTTTTCGAATATGTTAGAATTAGTTGAAGATGATACTATCTGTATAAATCTCGAAAAGAATATTTTAAACTATGCAAGTGATAAATGTAGAAATTTAGGTCAGGAACCTGCATGGGATAACCACAAATATAGCTCTATTTACAAACATAAATTTCTTCAAATCCAATACAATTTGAGACGTTCCCCGGTATTAAAAAATTGGATTGTATCTAAAAAGGTAAGGACAAAAGATGTGGTTGAAATGCGTCCAGAAGATCTATGGCCGGATGGGCCATACGCGAAAGAGATAGGGGTGGGAATTCATAAACAATTACGAAAGGCATATTTGGCACAAGAAATAAAAAATCAGGAAGGTTTCTTCGTGTGTGGGCGATGTAAATCAAAAAAAACGACCTATTTCCAGATGCAAACAAGGTCTGCTGATGAACCCATGACTGTGTTTGTAAGCTGTCTCAATTGTAATCAGAATTGGAAGTGTTAATGTAATATTCTGAATCAGTCCAATCTGTTGGCATATCCCCAACAGATAATACAAAGTTATATGGTAACCGTCTTTTCATATGAGTTTTGTTATTAGCAGGGGTAAATCCGAGGTAGTCATAATATATACCATAGTCTTGTAATTGTTTAATAGTATAGTTTATAGATATACTTTCTCTAGGTCTTGCAGTTATTATCACAATTTTATATCCTAAACTTTTCATTTTGTATAATAAATTAATAATAGGAATATTAGCTCTTCCGTTTACAAATATAAGTGTATCGTCGATATCAAACATGGCTGCATCATTTCCTCTCGCATACCGCATCATTAATACAATTAAAGATTATATTATAGACTAACTAGATGATCGTCGATATTAAATGTACCGATGACAGCATCCAAATGGGACGTATTATACATGAACATGGGGGTATGCACGCTGTTAATTTTTTAATTGAAGGGAGTACTAATGTTTATAACTTTTCTAGTGAGACTATCTTAATTTCTCCAGAGTCGGTAACTGGGTTTTACGATGTTACTGAACTTGAGGATACGAAATTGTTTGTAAAAATTGGAAATGGATATCAGATGATAGATGATAGCGATGACGAGGATTATATTTATTCTGGATCTGAACCTGATTCTGACAATTGTTCTGACATTTCATTCGTAAGTGATGAAGAAAATATTGATTAATTAGAGATGGAATACAAAGAACCAAAAAAACGTGTAACTAAAAACGATAAAAAAGACAAAAACCAAGTATATTCAAAAAAACATATTCGTATTCAAATCGAAAATATTCAGAACAATATAAAGAAAAATAACATAAGGAATAGAGAATTAGATAAATAAATTGAAAGAGATGGCTCCTTACAACCCACCCAATACACATTACTCACAATTCGACGTATCCGAGTATACTGAAGATGAAATTTTCAGTCTCATTGGAAAGACGGGTAAAAGGTTTTACTGGCTTACCAGTCTATTGAGCTTGGATTATCTCTGGTATGACAGACAAAGGAAAGTTGTAGAAGTTTGGGGACCCTATTTCACACATTTCAACGATCAAGCTGAACATGTTATTAAATGTGAACTTGATTTTTTAAAACTTAAGTCGAGTGAAAATAAAATGGAATATATCACTAAAGATGCTAAAGAGGCCATCCAAGCGTGTTAAACCAAATTTCACTAATGATGGGATCCATTTAAACCCAAAACCTATAACTTTTCTACATGGTATATTAAATACATATACTGAAACTGTATATGCGAAGTTTACAAAGGGATCTGTATACAATGAAAGTATATACTTGAGAATGCTCGAACACAATAACAAACAATTGGGGGTTTCACATGTACAACCAAATTTACCAAAACGTACACCTTATATCAACCCCATAAGGACAATTGAACCTGTACTTGATGTTCCAGATCGGGTATATTTGAAATTGAAGATATTAAAAAGTGGGGTTGTAAGGATAAAACTTGATACAGTATTCGCAACTTTATACGAACAATGGTATCAAAAAAACGAATTCCCTCCGATGAAAAATGTACTTAACGCTTATAAAATTCACGGATTCAGCGTTAAATTTTTAGAAAAAATCAAAAAAACTTATGAAAGGAAGAAAATGCACCAGAAAAGAATAATCAAGGTTTTTGATTCTATATTTAACAAAGAAGTTATTAAAAGACAGAAGAAAAAAGAAAAAGAAAAAGAAAAAGAAAAAGAACAGGAAAAGGAAAAGGAAAAGGAAAAGGATGATGAAATTGAAAGATTGGCTCTCGAAGATCCCGAGGAAGAAGAAGAAGATAATGATATCCCTGAAGATGAAGTAGATCTAGAAGAAGAGGAAGAGGAGGTGGTTGAAGATGTGGAAGAGGAGTATTTATCTGATTAGAATATTTTTTTAATAAAAACTTAAAGTTTAGATTACTTTATACATTATAATGACTGAGAAATTACAATTTTACGTTGTATTCCATGAAAAGATTTTTGATGAATGTTACAAAGACATACCTCAAGATATTCTTGATAAGTATTTCACATTTATCGCAGTAAATGAAAATATTAAAAAACAATACACTGAAGACAAGTATAAAGTTGTAAACGAATGGGATTTACCTAAATATAATAGCCTCTTTCAAAAGGAAGGATACAAGGAAAACTCTGTAATATATCACATAATGGCTAATGACATGCACAAACAATATAAATATATAGGATTTTTTCAATATGACATGATATTCACAATGAACGCTATGAATACGATTTTACGTGAAATTGAAACAGATTCCACATGTTTATATTTAGAAGCTCATAATTTCAGGTTCTGTGGACAACAGACGTGGAATGAGCCACCCGTTATGGCGTATCTCATAGCTAATTATCAACAATTCAATAATAAACTATTTAGTTATAATGAATCCGATGCATACCCTTTATACAATAGTTACGTTATCCCAGTCAAAACATACGAAAAGATAATGCCGTGGGTTATGTCATTATATGATAAAATGACATCAATTGTGGTTCATAAGCATTTTGGGCATATAGCTGGTTTATATGAAAGAATAATGGCTTTTGCAATTGGAGAAGAGAATCTACACATGGTGAAATTGGACGTAAAACACGATCACTTCTATAAAGATAGCCTAAGTCCTATCGAAGAATCACATTTTTCACTTTAAAATGTTTATCACTAACGTCGTCATCAACGATTATATTCTCGATCGATCATTTTTCACTTCATTGAAAGAAGCTACAGAACACGCAAAGGAGTTATCAAAGGAGAAAATCTGGAAACTCCCCAACGATAACGTGTTTTTTGGTGACGTTGAAGTTAAAATATACAACCCTGACCTCCGTGTAGTCAGTAATCATCGAGATGAACATATTCTTTCTTTCATTGATTCATTTAGAGATCGCTAAGATGTGATAATTGTAATAGTACTTAAGAAGATAAGTATAGTATAACGTAAATGCAGACGGAGCAAGCACTCTACGAGAAAAAATTTATTGAAACATGTTCGCTTCTGAAGGGGTTAATTGTCCCACATAAAACGAATTTATCTAAGGTTAGGGTTGGTAGACGAGGTGATGGGGGTTATGTTATATGTAAATTAGATGATGACACTTATGATGCACTTTATAGTTACGGATCCGATGATAATATTACATTTGAGAAGTCTTTTTATGAAAAATACGAAACACCGTCTTATGTATATGATCACACGATCGATGGCATTACTGATAAACCGGATTATATTAATTTTTTCAAAGAAGGTGTTGCATCTACAACGAGTGAGCAATTAGATACGATAGACAATCACATTACAAAGAATGGACATGTAGACTCTAAGAAGTTGATTGCTCAAATCGATGTGGAAGGTGCGGAATGGTTTTTGTTCAACGACAATTTCAAGTATCTAGAAAACTTTTCACAACTCATCATCGAGTTCCATATTTTCAAAGATATAACTCTATACGAAGAAGTCATCAAAAGAACATTTAAAATCTTAAATGAAAAGTTCACATGTGTGCATATTCATGGTAACAATTCACTTCTTTCACCGTGGATTGATGCAAATTTCCCAAGGGCATTTGAAGTTACATACGTGAGAAAAGATATGATAACTTCATCTGAAATTGAACCAAAGCCATTCCCCGACCCCGATTTAGACGCCTCATCGGACCATACAAGAGGTAAGATCGTATTAGATTACTGGTTGAATGAATACAAATAGACATGTTCTGGTCTATTTTGAGGTTTATTATATCCCAAAGATTCAATAAAATTCGGTATTTCACTTGTTTCAAAATCAAGGATTTCAATTAGAATTGTGGGTCTATACTTTAGTATCGTTTGTTCAGCACCTTTTAATACTTCAAGTTCATGTCCCTCTACATCGATCTTCATTATAGAGGGAACACCTGTATATACGTCGTCTAATTTGAAACATTTAACAAAACTCTTAGAACTCTCATCAGATGATTCTTTTTTATATATACTAGATCCTCCATAGTTTCTCATACCGGTTTCCTTTACCGCTGTGGGGAAGTACATTGGAACACATTGATCCATATCGGAGAGTGCATATGGATTTATAATTACATTGTGTTTCAGTTTATTAATTTCAGTATTCATTTTTACAATTTTGTAAAAGAGAGGTTCATATGAGTAAACCTGACCATAATCCGAGAACATTAACGTATTATATCCGATGTTTGCACCTATATCCAATATATCTGTTCCATTTTTATAATACTTTTCTATGTCTACCCGCATCCATCCATCCCATTCATGTCCCATAGCGATATTTGGTCCAATATACTCGTCGTCTTTTATGATAAAAACGTTATATTTTCCATTATTTACACATTTAACATTGAGGTGCATATAAAGAAGTATTTGATATCATCTTTAATAGGTACACGTCAATCAAAAGTACGACGAGACTGTTGCTCTATCGAAGAAGAACACGGAACTTAATAAGGCTTAGAGATTTAAAATGTTATACGATTACAAAAGAAAAGGATGGCGATTGACAAAACAATGAAAGATAAACTCACTGATTCGGAGAAGAAGAAGATTAAGCAGGCGAACAAGGCTAAAGCGAACCCCGGTAAGGCTGAGGCCAAGAAGGAGAAGAACGATGCGTGTAGGGAGAAGCGAAAGGAGGAGGGAAGCACTAAGTCGTTTGCTTAACCTAAGTGAACCCAATAGTATATAGATAATCAATTGATGAATACTCTTAACGAGACTTTTAAAAACGCCACGGCAATCTTGAGTCTCATTTGGAGCGTAGGAAAAGTACAGTATTATGTCCGTGATCACCGTTGCTAGAAGTCGTTTGGCCGTCCTCGGACGCCACCTCCATACATTGTCTCTCGGTGAGAACATCTTGTTTCCGATAGAAAAAATGTATGTAGAGATGCCACCCACCATGGTTTCGGGATACACTATTCAAATGGATGTTAGACACGATGAGAAGATTATTGATTTTATCACTGAAGCTATGTGTCCCAATGAGAAAAGAAATGTGTATCTTCGACAAAAAAGAATGATACGGGATATGTATCCGGAATACATGATTACGGAGAGACATACTTAAAAATTTAAATTAATATATAATAAATGAAGTTTGGTAAGATTTATGGGCGTTGCTTTTTGAAGCAACACCTTGATCAACCAGATGACGATACACCCGATCTATGTACAATTTCTGAACTCATTGAGACTTATCCTATGTGGCCTCAATGGGTTCAACAGGTTCCCGAGGGTAAGGTGCAGCTCTACACAATGTTTGAGACGTCAGATGTACACCCAGATATTATCGAAAAGATGAAAGTTTTTGACAAGGTCATCGTACCATTTGACTACCTTAAAGATATTCTAGTCAAACACGGTGTGAAGTGTGAAGCTGTGAACTGGTATACATCACCCCTTGTGAGTAAGAAACCCACTGTCATTCCTAAGACGAGGAACCCAGAAAAGATTGTGTTTTTATATGTTGGTACAAATGACGTTCGTAAAAATACTATAAATTTGGTTAACACTTTTGTGAAAGTTCTAGAGGGGACAAAACATATTTTAATTATGAAAACAAATAATGTAGATGGACTAATTGAAAGCCCTAATATTAAATACGTGACCGAAAAAATTAGTTTAGACGAGTTAGCCGGACTATACAACATTTGCGACTACATGGTTTCGTTTACGAGGGGGGAAGGTGTGGGTCTACCTATGTTGGAAGCGCAATACTTTAACAAACCCGTGATTGCGCACGACCAAGGTGTTTTTGTTCACATCAAAGATTCCTCTTGGATTACACTTCCATGTAAGGAGGTGTCAATTAATTATACAGAAGTTCCCGAATTTCTAAAAAAAGTATTTTATGGAACTTGGTGGGAGATTGATTACGAAAAAACTCAAGAACTCATCATATCTTTAATCAAATCGTGAATAGTATTCTTTTGAATCCATCCTATTTTTTTAATCTTCGATGCGTCGCCAACTACAGTATCGACTTCGCATGGACGATAAAACTTCGGTGAAATTTTAATGACAATTTTACCATCAATGAGACCTAACTCATTCTCCGCTTCACCTTCCCACGTAACAACCTTTCCGACTTCTCTAAAACACATCTCAACAAACTCTCTAACTGAAAAGGTTTTACCGGTTGCAACTACATACTCATCAGCATCTTCTTGTTGAAGGGTGAGCCACATCGCTTCAACGTAGTCTTTTGCATGACCCCAATCCCTAACAGCGTTGAGGTTCCCAAGTTCAATAAACTCCTTTTCACCTCGACTAATTTGTTTGACACCATCTATAATCTTTTTAGTTACAAAGTCTGAACCACGACGCGGAGACTCATGGTTAAATAGAATACCTGAGCATGCATAAATACCATAAGACTCTCTATAGTTCTTTACGAGCCAATGCGCTGCAACCTTTGACACACCATACACTGATCGTGGGTAAAAGGGGGTTTCCTCATTTTGTGGTGATTCTCTAACTTTACCAAACATTTCTGATGATGACGCTTGGTATATACGATATTTTGCGGGATATGAACTCTGTCTCACACTCTCTAGGATGTTGAGGATACCAAATGTATTTGTTTCAAATGTGTAACTTGGACATTTGAATGATGTGTGTACGTGACTCTGAGCGGCTAGATTGTATATTTCAATACGGTCATACTTTTCACAGTCATGAATCATCTTGTGAACAATTGGTTGATCCAAAATATCACCTTCATAAAGTTCTATAGAATCTAACATTGATCTTAAATTACCAGTCTCAATTAGATGGGTTGAGCGACGTACCAGACATTTCACAGTGTATCCCTTGTCTAAAAGGAATTCGCATAGATATGAACCATCTTGACCTGTGGCACCTGTGATGATAGCCACTTTGGTGATCATTGTATATTATATACTTTAACTCTTTAATTATTATAAAATATATTATGTAACAGTATAAATGAGTGCTCGTCCTCAAAGAGAGCGTAAACCTATCACGACCCTCGCTAATAATCAGGGTAGAAATGCGGCAGAGGCAGCTGCGAGAGCTGCGGCTAGACCAAAGACTGTGGGGCCAAAGACTGCGGGTAGACAGAAGAAGCCACAAGCTGCGGTTGTTGTCAATATTGCACGTATAAATGTTTTACCAATGGGTAAAGGTACATTAATACCATTGTTGAAAATATTGATTGGTCAGGTAACGAGTGACACAGATTTACAACAATTTTTGATTTCTCTGTACGATGAGACTGCTAATAATAAATATACTGTAGATCTATTTGGTGGAAAAACTAAAGAGGAAGCCAAACAGAGAATAGCTGTACATATAGATCTATTTTCCAATAAGCTATACAGAGGTTCTACACCACAGATGTCATTCAATATTAAAGGTGATGACATGATTAACCTCGCGTATCTAATGTACTTGGATATGTTACACGATACAACTATACCAAAGAGTATGAAGTTTAAAACATTCTGTGGGGAAACGATAACTGTATCCGTAAAAGTACCTGCACCCACTGAAAAAGACAAGAAAAAAACTAAAATGGTAAAGAAAATCCAAAAATCACCAGTTTATATACTATTTGGTAAAGAACTCAAAGCTAAGGAGACAGATTATATAAAGCTTGTAAATGCGTTTATAGCTGAGAGTGGTGGTAAAGCTGAATTAGCCGTTAAAAATAATTTACCTTCTATTTATCCCAAAATTTTGGAGAGGGACGTAACTATTCGTATGGATCAAGTTACCCCAAATATTCTAACTCCGGGTCATAATATGTTCTTGAGTGTTGATCAAGAAGATGAGAAAGCTACCGTAACCCTTGATATACAAAAAACCAAGTATAATCTCCCGGGAGGTGGCAAGGGTAAGATCATGTATCCTCTTGTATCTGTGGCAAATCTCATGGACCCCGGTAAAAATATGCTTATTGAAAGTGCTAAGGAAGACAGTAAATATTTCATGCTTGGTTTAAATAACAAAGACATTAGTTCTAGATTGACATGGAATTACAAACAACCCAAATTCACTATAAATCACGATAATGGTGAGACAAATATTGGAGCTTATTACACTGATGTAGCACGGGTAACTAATAACAATAGAAATACAACTACAAAACGTGGTTACGCATACGAAATCAAAAATAACAAAGGTGAGTACCGTTATGCATCTAATATATCAAAAGCTAAAGCGAAAGATGGATCTACTGGTGAGAAGGTAGCTAAGTTTTTGGGTGATTTTTTACAAGCTTTGACGGTGGTTTCTTACATCAAGGGTAACAATAACGCGAAGTATCACTATTGTTTAGCAACTGGTGACGCTATGCTCGCGAACAACTTTATATTTATGTGTTCTAGAAGTGGTGTATCACCCAATCTTTGGATGGCCACATCTACCCAACAGGTATCAAAAGTCTATGGTAAAATGATTGATCAGATCCAAGTTGTCAAACCTGCACCAACTCAAGTTAGAAATGCACCTGTAAACATTAAGGGAAATCAAAATGAATCATCTGGGAACAATCGCACAGAGGGTGGTGGTAATAGCAGCAATAGTGGAATTTTGGGAAGGGTTTTTGGAAGAGCTCCAAGTGTGAGCCGTAACAACGGAGGAAATGTTAACAACACTGTGAGTGTTGCGGGATCTATTCAGGGAAGTGTCTCTATAAATAACAACAAAAATAATATGAATAGCAATAGCCAGAGACCCACAAAACGCGCGAGAAACAACGACAATAACGTGAATCAACCCCCTGCGAAAAGGGTTAACGTTAACGTATCTCGTAACAACACTGTGAGTGTTGCGGGATCTAACCAGAAAGCGAACACGCGCAACCGATTGATCAAGAATCTCAAGAATAAGGGACTTTCAAATAACGCGATAAATAGATTCGTCAAAAGTTATAA